CCATCCCGTATCATACTGTTTGAAATAAAGTGCATCATAAACTGCACCAGTTCTCCAGGTTAAATTGGTATACCATCCATTATTGGCTTTACTAACCATCTCTGCGTCTGTTGCAACGGCATCTGGTTTGAACCAAAATGCTAAAGCCCAATCGGGGCACGTTGCTTTCTTGCCTGGGAAATTTGTAGTTAAATCAGCGTCTGCACGGATAAGAGTTTGGGTTGTCCCATTTAAAACTGCTGCTTGACCCGTTGTATATCCAGTGGGCAAATCTGCATTACTAAAGGTTGTTGTGCCAACATTGGTGAGGGTATTTCCTTTTCCAGAGGAATCAGTTAAATCAGTAAATAGCCATGCCCCTTGGCAATTGACATCAGCGGTATAGTCGGTGTGACCCGCAATTACTGGCGTTCCTCCTCCTACTATCATCACTCCACCAGCCCTAACCAAAACTGGGAAGAACAAAATCAGAATTATAAGAAGAAGTTTTTTCATGTTGACTCCTTTATTGTGTTACCCATGGAATAATCAGTTTATTACTTTTATAAAAATTATCAGTCTTCCATAGAGGTTGCAAATTGTCCAATGCCCAACATCTCTTAAAATCAAAATCCTCTGCACAAGTGATGTTAAATGCTGCCCTTGGTACAATGTGGTCGATATGCCATTCCCCATAATTATCCCATGACATTCCAGATTTAAACCGTTTTTCAAGATTCAATTTTAATTCATCGGAAGTATATCCCAATAATACAAAGGTAGATCTTCTGTTTTTACCTTTTTTCAACTGTTCCCACACCTTAGATCTGACATTATGGTGTAGTTTATCTATCGGGGTTGCTTTTTGTCTTCTATTTTTCATCCATTTCCGTTTTGCTTCTCTCCATTTTTCCCTGTTTGAATTTTTCCATTTTAAAGACTTTGCTGCTACTTTATCTTTATTACTATCTGACCACTTCTTCGACATCGTCCTATGACAATCCGAACAGACATTCGATAATCCATCCTTACTATAACTGTGCTTATAAAAGCAATCTATCGGTTTAATTGTTCGACAATAACTACATCGCTTCATCATTGACTGACCCAGGCACCACCCATACCCATCGTAGACCAGTATCCTGCTGCTGTTGCCACGAGGCACACAAAGTCACCTGTGGTGGCTGTGGCGGCATTGGTGATACCAGCGTTTTGCACCAGTGTCGTCCCCTTGAGGATGATGTAATCGTTCGTCGTGACATCAACGATAAGGTCATGGCTCGTTCCACTATCCTTTACACATACTGACATTCCAACTACTGCGGTAGGTAGAATCCATGTCCCTGCACCAGTGGCAATGAAGAGTGTTCCACGAACTCCAACCGCAGTCATTGCTGCTGCGTCCATACCATCAGCATCAGAGTTAATTAAGATTCCACCCTGAATCGTGCCTGTGGTAACAAGGTTGAGGGCTGAGAGTGAAAGAGTTGTTGCTGAACTTGCAGGACTTGAAATGATGATCGTGTTGGCCGTAGTGTTGAGATCAATCTTTACATCCTCATCTGCACCATCACCCAGACCTAAGATTGTCAAGGCGCCATTTGCCCCTGTGAGTTTAACTCCTGCTGCTGCAATCGTGATGTCATCCACAAAAGTTGGGGAGTCTGAGAAGACTGCCACCCCAGTCCCTTGCTCATCAGATAAGCAAGTAGCTAAGTTGGCTGACGTGCTGGATGCAACGTTGGCGAGAGTTCCAGTAAGGGTTGCTGCTGATCCACTTGCATTTCCAGTGACGTTCCCTGTGAGTGATCCTGTAATGGTTCCTGTAGCCGTAAGGAATCCTGTCACGGTAACTCCTGGCCCAGCGTCTAAGGTGCCTATCTTCAGAATATCCGCTGCACCTGTAGCTCCAAAGGAGAGACCCGATGCCTGATTGTCCATGAGAGTCCAAGTAACCGCAGCCGCAGAAGTTAAAGTAGCTGGCAAGGCGACAGAAGTTACAAAAGTGGGGGCTGTTAAGGTTGCTAATGTTACACCTTCAACAGCAATCACACCAGCACTAACCCTGCTAAGTGTGGTATCTGTGGCCGCACCTAACTCTATCGTGGTTATCTGGGGAGCGTTAGACCATGCTGGGATTGTCCCACCTGCAAGAATATAACCCGCTGCTTGAATTCCCAATCTTGCCCATGCCGTCGTACTCGAGGCATAGAGAAGGTCGCCAATGGCCTGAGAAGCGATAATAAACCCTGCTGGAGATCCGGTTGTTAATTGAAGTGTCCCAGCCGCAGAAGGAAGGACTATGGCTGTAGCCGAACCAGCAACATCAGGAGCAGATAGGACACTTGAACCAGAGGTAGCCCCCCAGAATATCGCACTTCCTTTTATGGGACCAGTTGTTGAACCAAGGGTTAAAGAACTGACTGCATTAGCCGTGAGGGTCGTGAATACCCCTGCGGCCGGAGTCGTTGCTCCAACTGTTCCATTATGAGCTCCCGATATTCCTCCATCAGCATAAATTATACCGTCCACTTCGAGGAATCCTGTAATATAGGCATCCGCACCATCAAAGGTATTCCCATTTGACCCTGCACCTACTTTAAAATTACCCGTAGTGATCTGGAAAATATCTGTCGCTGCCACAAGTGCCGCAACCATATCATCTGAGGAATTAACACCAAACGTTACATCTGTTCCGGTTGCTGCCAGTTCCCATGCGATATTGGTAGCATTAGGGAGTCTTATTGCTCCGGCATCTGCCGCTGTGGCGGAAGTACCAAGAACAAGAAAAGGTGTTTCAATACTCGTTCCTGCTATTATGGTTGTTCCAATGTTCAATGCTTTCGCAGCAGAGATACCTCCAGAAGTTCTGATTGCCCCTGTAATTGAGGTAGTGGCATCAAGGGTACTTGGTGCGAATAGGGATGCACTTGACCCAGTTCCACCAATAGTCAATAAGGTTGTTGCCCCAGCAAAGGCGGTGAATGAAGTTGAGGTTGTCGTCACACTGGTAGTTAGGTCAGGAGAAGTCATGGCCTGAATACCCGTGAATGTCTGGCCAGCATCGATACGAGCCACAGTAATGGCGGCATCAGGCAAGGTAATGAGGCGGGCCGTAGTCCCCCCCGTTGTGAAGTTGAGGGGTGCCGCTGCAAGTGCCAAGGGAATGGAATAGCGGGTGGTGGATGGAGAGAAATAAAGGTAGGTGCCGTCGAACTCCATTGCACCTACTGCCGCAGATGTTAAGTTCGTGCCACTCGTGAAGTAGAGGGGGGCTCCACCCACTCCAATTGATCCTGCCTTTAGCGTCTGAGCACCGGTAAAGGTATTCGCACCCGTCCCGATGAGAGTAGCGGTAGCCGCCGGTAAGGTAATCGTGGCATTCGCGGCCTGAGAGGCGTGGGGTGCAATTGTGACCGTGTAATCAGTCACCCCAAGTTCGTTGTAAAGAACGAGAGTACCACCTGCGGCATTCGCACCAAGGGTCAAAGCATTGGTGGTCTTATTGAAGGTAAAACCGCTATCTCCACCAAGAGCCGAACCACCATCATTAAACTGAACCTGTGTATCTGATCCTGCTGCTGTAGCCGTGGGTGAATCCCATGATAGAGTTCCACTGCCGTCCGTCTTAAGATACTGGCTAGCATTTCCATCTGTCGTAGGAAGGGTTAGAGTATAATCGGCGGCTATAGCCGGAACCGCTATTGTCACGTAATTGGTACTTCCATCAGATAATTTGAATACCGTCGTTGTATCCGTATCCCCAAGATAAATACCGGCTTCAAAGATTTTGAGTCCAGTAGCTGTCTGTGCATCCTCCAATTTCATTGGATGTTTTTCTGCTCCTGCCTCTGAAAAGTGAAGTCCATCAAGCACAAAATATATCTGATCTGCCGTAGGTGTTAGAGCATTGTTGCTTGTTAAGGTGATTCCCCTCTGGCCTTCTGTCCCCACACTCCCAGTAAAACCGGCTCCATAGATAGTTCCCGCTACCTCTACATTTCCCTTCACATAAAGATCCTGTGTTGGAGCTGCAGATGGATAAGTTGGAGCCGTCCGAGTCCCAGCATTGATCTGGACCTCCCTTGAATTCCCTCCAATTAGCATAGATCGAAGGGTGAGAGTGTCAGTATCGGCATCACCGAACACATTGTTAGCCGTGAAAGTTTGTGCCCTTTCGAGTGCTGCAACACTTCTCGTAGCAGAGGTTCCCCAATATGAGAGTACATCCGAAGCATATCCGATCTCGCCTTCCGTATCAGGAGTTGAGTCTCCAAATAATAACCCCCCACTTGCACGAGCCTCAGCCATAACTGTTCTTGAACCTGTTCCATCATAATAAGCAAGAACTCCACCAGAATATCCAATCTCCCCAGCAGCATCTGGAGGATAGGTGTCGCCGAAAATAAGACCATCCCCGTTACTGAAACCTGTACCCATGAGAGTTGAGGTTGTAGTTGGTAAGGTAAGAACCACCACACCGGCCGTATCTCCCCCGATCAGTTGGGTTGCTCCCTGTGCATCATAGAATTTAATCCATGTCCCACCATCGCTCGTACCATCAAGGCAAGCTCCACCCGTACAATCTCCTGCACCTGTAGCAATCCCTGTTATAGTCCATGAAGTATTTCCGCTTCCATCTGTTTGCAAGAAATTCCCACTGGTTCCATTGGTAATTGGAAGATTGAAGGTCATATTTCCTGCCGCCGCCGGGAATCCCACGGTTGTGTAGTTGGAACTCCCATCATAAACCCTGAAAGTTCCAGCATTCGAGGCATCCCCAAAGTATTGTACGGTCTGAAAAGTATTAGTCCCGGTAAATATCTGGTTAGAAGCAAGGTTCACGAGGGTCTGTGCGGCATCAACGAGGGTAATAGCCCTTGCTACCGATAAACCAGTTATCGTGATATACCCAACACCATCTGAGTCATACAATCTATTGACATGACCGGCAGTATCCACATCATCGGCAAGTACCTTCTGATATGTTGCACTATCAGGAATATCATCAATATCAATCTGGTTTGTTCCAGTACCCCAATCGATATGGGTAGCATTTACTTTATCAGCTCCGATCGCCGTAACTCCTGTGTTACTAATAGTGACATCCCCTGACATTAACCTTGCGGTAGCTACATTGGTGGTTACACTTCCAACATAGATATATCCATCTGCCAATGTATTATTTAAAAGCGTTCCAGAAGTCGGAAGTGTTACCCCTGTTGTTCCCGTTGCTGTCAATGTAACAGCATAAGCCCCCACAGTAATAAGACTTGATCCATCCACAAGAGTAAGGGTGGCCGCCGAGGCCGGTGGAGTAATTGTTACCTTGTTGACTGTACTGGATAAAGTTAATGCTCCAGTGATAGTAGTAGCAGGAGTAATGGTAACTGCACTTGCACCACTTGCACCTATCTGAATAATCTCACCGGAATCGACACCGATTACCGAAATATCTGTTCCGTCAGGTGCAGCCTCAGAGAAGATATATGACGCATTCGGGAGCCTAATTGCTCCGGTATCTGCGGCTGTAGTGGCTGTTCCAAGAACTAAAAATGGAGCTTCAATGCTAGTTGTAAAAACTGGCGCTGTGTCAAAAACTAATTTCCCTGTTCCGGTTGCGCCTGTGCTAGTGATGCTTTCAAAAGTAAGATGTCCCGTGACTGTTAGGGCAGGTGTAATAGTCACACCACTTGCCCCAGAAGCTCCTATTTGAATAATCTCTGCAGAGTCTACTCCTATAATAGATATATCAGTTCCCGCTGTGTCGGCTTCTGCCATGATATAGGCTGCATTTGGTAATCTAATTGCACCAGCATCCGCAGCCGTAGCAGTTGTTCCAAGAATAAGAAATGGTGCTTCAATACTGGTTACGAAGACCGGAGCGGTATCAAATACAAGTTTCCCTGTGCCAGTTGCCCCAGTACTCGTGATGGCTTCAAGGGTAACGTGACCTGTGACTGTCAATGCTGGAGTTATTGTTACTCCAGATGCACCCGAGGCACCAATTTGAATAATTTCTGCAGAATCCACCCCTATAACTGAAATATCAGTTCCGGCCACATCTGCTTCGGAATAAATATAACCAGCATTAGGAAGCCTAATAGATCCAGTATCGGCAGGATCAGCTCCAAGTGCAAGATAGCCAGTTATGGCAAAGTTGTTAGCAGTCCATAAAGAAGCAGAGGAGGTAAGGGTGGCACTCTGATTTATCTGACCGTAGATTACTGCACCATCTCCAAGGAAGAGGTCTGACCATTCCGCTGTAGCACTACCAAGAGTATAGGTATCAGCCGTCCCGGGAACAACGGCTCCCGTTGCCGTGATTGACGCTACACTTAATGCTCCAAGGCCAGTCATGCTTGCGAGAATTGTTGAAGTAGCATCGGTATCGTACACTCTGAAAACAAACGCATTTGCATCATCGCTATCCTTAAAGCCAAAGTCTATAAGAGAAACATCAGCACCTAGATCAGTAACGGTATTGGTCATGGTGAGCATGGCACCGGCAGAATTTAACTGTCCCGTAATAGTCTGTTGGTGAGTAACAAAGTCGATAGACCCTGGAGCAGCTGCATCCCCAATAGCATTCCATGCTGTTGCTCCGCCAGTGTCCGCATCAGCCCCACATAAGAAATTACCGCTCGCATCTGCTTTTAATATCTGATTCTCCGTGCAGGCTACAATGGGTAAGTGATAAGTCGAAAGAGACCAGACTGGATCTGCATTACCCACAATAAAATGGCCCTGTGCCACAGTGAGGGCGGCAATTGCCACAATGTCGGCATCTGCGGCAGGGGCATCCGCACACTTCCATAGATCAGCGGTGGCATCATAGACAATTACTTGGGCCTCCGTACACGCCTGTGCCGTGGCTGTGGTCATATCAACTAATTGTTTAATTGCGGCACCGTTGTAGTAGACCAGACCACCACCTGTGAAGTTAGTAATGGTTGAATCATGCCTTAAATATCCTGCTGTTGCCGTAGGATCTGCATCAGAAGAAGGAAGTTTAAACTGAGTAGTTACCCCAAAGTTATTTGCTGTCCAGAGAGAGGCTGAACTTGTGAGAGTGGCACTTTGGTCGGCTTGACCATAGATCACTGCACTATCCGTCAGATAGACATTTCCCCACTCAAGAGCAGTTGTTCCTATGGTTGTAGCTCCTGCTGCTGTTGGTGTAATCGATGTTACAAAGGTTGGAGCTGTATTGAAAACTGCATATCCAGTTCCAACTTCATCACTCAGGGCTCCAAGAAGACCTGCTGAGTTAGTTAGAACACCTTGGAAAGTCGCAGGATCAGTATAACCAAGAACCCCAGCAGTTGAGGATTTGACCAAATAATCGTTTCCTGCCGGAGCCGCCGTTGGAAGGGTCCATCCGATTGCAGCGCCACTCGTCCCGGAAGTAATTGTAAAATGGTTCGTGTTGGTAGCATTGTGGAAAATGACAGAACCAATGGCGGGTACTCCACCTGCCGAGTCAGTACCAAGAGTGAGGGAGTTCGCTGACCCTGCCGTCAGGGTAGTAGTCGTTACCCCACCATCGGCATAAATTATGCCATCCACCTCCAAGAACCCAGTAATGTAGGCATCTGCACCGTCAAGGGTCTGCGTCTGTGTCCCCGCCCCTATTTTCAGGTTTCCAGTGGTAATCTGGAACAAGTCGTCTGCGGCAACAAGGGCAAGAACCATATCGTCTGTGGCATTAAGCCCAAGGGTCGTGTCTGTCCCTGCCGTGGCTTTCTCCCATGCTATATTTCCCGTAGCGTTGGGCAACCGTATAGCCCCTGCATCAGCCGCCGTTGCAGCAGACCCGAGAATGATATAGGGAGATTCTATGTAAGTGGTAAATACCTGAGAATCGATCAGTGCTAGTGTCCCTGTAGTTGAAGGCAAAGTCAGAACTACATCTGCAGCAGCAGCCGTGTTGACAAGTTTTACACTTTTGCTTGCCTCGTCCCCGATAAAGATACTTGAGAATGGAAGAAGTTCCGTGCCTATTGCCGTTGCTCCAGCCGCAGAAGGAAGGATGGTGGTAGTAAAAGTCGGAGATGTTCCAAATACCGCAACCCCTGTCCCTGTCTCGTTAGAGAGAGATGTTGCCAACTGAGCCGAGGTAATTGACCCCGTTGCCGTTCCGTAAAGGGTTCCAGAAGTAGGCAAGGTGACTCCAGTGGTATCCGTCGTAGTGAACGTGGTTGCAAAAGCTCCAGCCGTAATAAGGTTGCTTCCTTCTGCCAATGTCAGGGTCGCCCCGGTTGCAGGAGTCGTGATGGTGATCTTGTTGTATGTCCCGCCTGTGATTGCTCCAACCCCGAGGGTTCCCATCCCGGAGGTATTCCCCGTATCGTCAACCGTGATTGCCGAAGTCTGAAGCTGTTGGCCACCCGTAGAATCCCATCTCACAAGGCGATTGTCGGTCGAGGTCGCTATTCCCAATGCAACCTTTACCCCTGCCTGTTGGAGTGTTCCTGCCGATAGATTAAGAACACCATCACTCACGGTTAAAACAGGATCGGTAGTACCTGAAACATTGTAAGTCCAAAGGTATGATGCCCCACCAGAACCCCATGTCGTTGTCCCTATTTCAGTCGTATTAACCGAAACCCTGATTTGACCAGCAATAGCCGTCGAGAGGTCAATACCCGTGGCTTCCGTCAGCACCCGTTCTGCACTTAAGGCACCAACCGCTGCAAAAGTTACATATTCGGCATCAGTCGGGGCTCCTGTTCCAGCTCCTGGACAAGCCGCAGCCTGCCATTCGCTTGCTGCATCATTCCACATAAGGCAATCCGCATCCGTAGGAGCCGCTGATTCAACATTCCTACCTTGAATCATTGTCGCATTGCCCGAGGATGAAATAAGAAGCTTTGCAGCTTCAGCATATATCGGGCAATTTATCAGGACTAAAGTAAATAGTAAAACAAACAGCTTTTTCATTTTACTCCTCCGTTTTGATCCTCTAAAAACAAAAAGCCTACGCATGCCATATGCACGGTAGGTTTTATTTAAACTTTGGAAATCCGGCTGCAGACCGGTTTATTTCCCTAATTTCTTAAAGATTTTTATTGAACATATCGCTTATAATAGAGAACCTTAATACTTCCGCTATTGCCTCCTGTCTGTATAGCTCTAAATTTCTTGAGCTCATCAAAGCTCTCAAATGCCCAGACCTGACCTACCTCCATGGGTGCCCCCACAGTAATGGTGGGTGCTGTTGATCCATCGGTCGTAAACCTAATCTGAGCTGTCTCCAGCACTACAATTGCATAATCGGAGACTATCTTGTTTGTAGTGGTGTTATAGTATTTAGCCTCAGTTAGTCTGACTCCCCCTACAGTGGTATCTACGGTGACTGCTTCATAGCCCGTGGGCCTGAGAACATCGGTAGCATAACTTGACAGAGCCATTAGTAAAAATGCAATGACGATTAGAAGTCTCAATAATCTCATATTTCTCCTCCTTATTCTGAGATAGCTTTTTTAAATTCCTGCGAACCTAATCCTTGTAATCCTTTCCATCGCCTCACTTCTTTTACCTTCGCTTGAACCTCCATCTTCTCTTTCAATGGAGCTCTCCAAGTAAAATATTTCTTAACAATGAGTGGCTTTAGTATTTTCTTTTCTGCATCATTTGCTTTATTCCATCCCCCTAAGAGTTCGGGGACGGTTAACATTTTACCTAATGACAAAGCAGGATCTTCCCTTGCCCTACGGCGAATTTCCATCGCTTGTTGTAGAGTAATTGTTTTCTCTTTTACAGCATTCAACACATCCTTTACTGCTTCTGGTTTCTTTTCCCTAATATTTTCTGCTAAACCTCGTTTAAATTTAGATTTCTCTTTTTGCTCTTTTGAAATACCCTTCCATTTCTCACCCAAGATCTCAATGGCATATCTTTCAAAATCACTCTTATAAGGATAGTTTGACATTCCAACAGACTGTAATAAAGCATTAATGGTTGAGTCATAAATTGATTCTCCCATGTTATCTTTAAAAATACCCTGCATTGGAATAGGAACCCATGACTTTAAAATATCCTTGACACTATCTATCACTCCCACCTTACGACCCTGTAAATCCCTACCTGTGCTTACCTCAAGAAGAGGTCTTCCCCAAAGAGGATTTAATCTATGATACCAAAAGCTCCTTGGATCAGTAATCAAATGCATTATATCCCCAACAACCGAACGGGGAGTATATTCTCTTTTCCCAATCCTAATCGTGAATGGTCGGGTCCAATGAGGTTTATGATCATCTGAAAACATGATATTAAGGACTTGGGCAGTAACCCCCATAATCATTGCACCCAAAATAAGTGCAGTTAATTGTTCTCTACCATAAGGCCGAGCAGCTTGACCTGCAAATTTAAGTCTTGCCTCAAGAAAGTCTGGGGCAAGGAGAACTATCCGTAGTGCATCCTGAAGGGTTGGATCTCTTCCGAGATATTTATAATTCTGTTCTCCAAATGCTGCGTTCGCCTGTTTTCCAACATTCTCAAGAAGTTGATCCCATGTGAATTTCCCAGAGGCAAGATCTTCTTTATAATAATCCTTCGCTCGGTCTACTGCATGCTCTGCCATTGTTGCTTTTAATCTTGGGATATAATCTTGGAAGAGCCATTCCTGATATTTTTTTAGATAATCTCCAAGAATGGGTATCCGATGAAGTAATCCTCCAGACGCAAGGCCTTCTCCAAATTCTGCTAAAGCATTATGGCTAACAAGTTGAAGTCCATGCTCAACAAGTTCTTTTAAGAGAGGACGTTTCTCAAAATCAATCGGGGGAAGACCAAATGGACTCACTCTATGAAATACAGCATGCTCGGCAACATGAAATTGATGAAATGGGCCAATAAGAATAGTTCCCTTAATAAATCCTCCCGCTTCTAATGCCATACGTCCAAGTTGTTTTCCCCCAAGAATAGGAACCTTTTCGGGTAGAGTATAAGTGCTAATCTTTGATTTTCCAAGAAGCGCATTCATTTGTTTATAAGCATCGGGATGAATCCACATATTTCCTTCAAGCATAATGGGTTTACCATCGGGATCTGAATCAACCCATTTCCATTTCCTCAATGATGGATGATCAATGGATCTATAATCTCTTGTATCCTTCCCTTTAGTGTTGGGTTTAATAAAGTATGCTTCTTTGGTATCCAGTTTTTCTTTAGGAATATAACTACCAGATCCACCCACGGCGACCGTTGGGCGACCATCTTCTTCCGTACTTTCCATCAATGCCTTGAGTGCTTTTTTCGCTTCAACTGCCTGCCTTAGAGATCGTTCTGCTGTGACAAGTTGATAACCTATTCGCTTATCCTTTGGTTCAAAACCTGCCTGTTCTCCTTCATAATAATCGTGGAAGACCTTACGAAGAGCCTCACGTGGTTTGGTACGCATTAGTCCTGAATAAGCCTGAGCCATCAATTTCTTACCGGCTTGTTCTGGACGAACCCATTCCCCTCGAACATAATTCTCTACATAACTTTCAATGACATCTGCATCATAAGCAAGTTGCCAGACATCATCCAACCGTTTACGGATGGTATCAGCCCATTGTTTTTCTTCTGGAGTAAGACCTAAGGCATCCCTATAACCTTTCTTGTGTTTTAGATTGCTCTTTTGTAACCGTTCCGTAAGTAGAGATTCTTCTCCTCCAGCCTGCATATAGTTTGTAATTGCTTCCTGACGGTCCTTGGGAAGTTTCTCATTAATTTCCTTACCCAGTTTACTGAGTTCTAAATCAATCTCCTGGAGCGCACCGGTATATTTCCCGATAATCTTTTTAGATTCTGTTATCTCGGGAGGACGTTTATAGGCTTCAATGACTTCCTTTGTGGCAGCGATTACTTTTTGGGCACCTGGAGCAAGTAGGTCGAGGGCAATTGCTCCTGCTTCGGAAGTAAAAAGAGTAGGTTCCTTCTCGATCTCCGTCTTCCTTGCCGCTTCTTTTGCTGCTTCACCCAGAGGAGTGCCTTCAAGGGTAGGCGTAACTCCCTCTTTGGCTCCCTTCATTTCAAGACCTTGTTTTATTCCGGGAAGATTGTATTGATTTTTCTCTGTAGGCGATAATTGTGGAAGAGTGGAGGGTTCTGTTGAAACAGCCCCGGCCGCTCCCGCCGGGGGGGTGAGGTTAGGGAGGGATTCTTTTTTTAGTATCTTACGATAATTTTCAACTGCTTCGTATTCATTTTTACCAATCTTTTTCCATTCTCCGATGGGTTTTATGATTGGTTCAAAATCAGATCCGATATCAACAATTTTACCATGCCCATAGAACCAATTTCCTTCAGAAAGTCCAGCAAGGGAAGTTGCCTCTGGACTTGGATAAACTGAAACTCCACTTTCATATCTTCCTTCGGCATAATTATAACTTTGCCCTCCTTTTGGTAATTGGCCTTTTCTAAAAAAAGTTCCCTCATCACCAATCTTTGCTCGCAAATAATGAAATGCTTGGGGACGTTGTCCTGGAGCGGTTGGTTCCATACGAGTTTCGACTGCTTGGTCATAAAGATACTTCTTGAATTCATCATGGGACATTTTCAATATTTCCCCACCTTCGGGCTTTGGGGTTTCTACGGTGGGAGTACCCTTCCCCTTCTTGCCTATCACTGGTTCTATTATAGCAGATTTCCCAGGGAGAGCAAATTGATCTTTAGCGGTGGGGGAAAGGGTAGGTTCTGTCCAAATCCTTTGAGGATATGGATATTCCTCAGTTTCTACTTTTGGGGTGATAAGGGAGCGGATTTCTCTTTCGATTCCTTCAATGTCTGCAGGAGGGACTTCAACCGTGATACCTTTTGTAACCTCTTCAATAGCTCCACTGACCTCTGTGTCCGAATAACCTTCTTCATATAATTGCTCCTTGAGACCCATTATTTCATCGTCAATGTGTTTTGTCAAGGCATTTCTTGTTTCTTCCTTTGCGAGATCTGCCTTCGCAATCTCGGCCCGGGCCACATCCAACTCTTCCTGTGCCTTTCTATCCTCTATTATTTGCTTGGCATTTTTACTTATGGAATCCCATATTCTTTGCTGTCCCAAACCTAACTTCTCACCGCGAAGGCCTTTATCAATTGCTCTAAGGGCTTCCTCCCTCGATACACCTTCCATGCCTACCACTTTTTCTACGGCTTGAGAAGAACCATATCCCCCCACTATAAGATTTTCTGTACGGGTAGAAGTAAATGTTTTCCCACCTGGTTGACCACTTTTAATGATGTTACTCAATTCTTGGATTGTTCCCGTAAGTTCGGGATCGGTAGGCTTTAATACCTCAACCTTCGCTTCTATATATTTCCCTTTTTTAATTTCTTCCTTCCTTACTTCAAGTCCTTTAGGCTTAACTTGTTCAGGTAGAGGCCAAACCTGTCCTACTATTTGCCTAATTTCCTCCTCAGTTGGTTTCCCTTCAGGTAACTTTGCCGACTCTGGTATCAGATCCCCAAACTCATTAGCCCGGGCTTTCTCCCTCAGCACCTCCTCCGGCATCAATCTGCCTTCGGCCTTGAATGCTGCTTTTTCACGTTCTGTAATCTCCTCAAGAGCCTTAATAACCTCTGGCTTCGAGATTTCCTCAGGCTTCACTAATTTCTCAGCCTTAATAGGCTCAGGTGGCCTTACAACAGGTTCAATTGGCTTTGCTGGCTCTATGGGCGGGACTTCTTCAACCGGCGCCCTTTCAATCCTCGCCTTATACTCAAGCAAATTCTTTGATTGCTTCTGAACATAGTCATCCCAAGCCTCATCAATGAGTTTTTTAGCTAATTTCTCACTCAGTTTACCCTTGACCTTAGACATTATCTTAGCCCCAAGGAATCCAGGGGCCGCAAACTCCAAGGCCTCCGCGATACTTTTCTGAGGTTCCCCTAACTGACCAAGGAATTCCATTAACTCTCTGCCCTGAAGAAGTTTAGGCTTCTCACCTTTAATAACTTGGGTTGCAAGGCTCTCAGTTTCTTTCGCTCCCATGTAGGTGCCAACACCCATCAGGGTAGCGATTGGAGCAGTGATAAAACCCTGGCCTATGGCTGCAGCGACAAACATCTGCACCATTTCATTTCTTGTAGGAACTCCCCTCATGCCTAATTTCTGAGTGATCGCATCATAATTCTGATCAACGAATGAGGGAGGAAGTTCTAACTCTTGGGACATCGCGATGATATTGGAAGCCTTAACCTTATCTTCCGGTTTGAGTTCCCCAAGAATCTTTTTAGGCTTTACAGGCACCATCCCTAACATTTCAGGAAGAGTTTGCTTGTAGAAAGGTTGGGGTTGTTCCTTCAGGCTGGAAATCACAGGAGTTACAGGTTCTGGTTGAACAACAGGTTGAACGGGTTGGGTAACCTCTCCCTCTATAGAAGCAACAGGTTCACCAACTTTCGCCAGAGGTGGTCCCTGCACCGTCATATCCAATGGCTTAAAGAGTGGAGCAAAAGCGGTCGCCACATCCTTGATCCCTCTCCCCAATCGTTGGAGAGGACCCAGATTCTGTTCAGGGAAGAAATCTCTCTTGATAGTAGCATCAATTACGGCCTGATCTGTCTCATCAGGAAACTCAGCTACCTGTCCCCTTCCTTCAATTTCAACACTAATCATTGTATCCTGTTCCCTTTAACATCATACCTAATGACATTCTTTTTCTCGGCCTGTTTCTCCGGCATCTTACCACTACTTATATACTTCTCGAACTCCTCCCTTGTAAGGTCTGGCAAATGAAGAGGAATTTCAATATCAGGAAACGTTTCCTTCAGATTCTTAATCATCTCTATACGTGCAGGATCGGTAGGGGCTTCAATTCTACGGATATTGTAGCGTTGGAAAAGGTCATCTATTTGTGCCTTAGTTTGCTTTGGTGCAGGAACTCTGACTTTATAAGGAATCCCCTTCTTGGTTTTCCCATCATCCTCGTATTCCTGTCTCCAAGTAATGCCGGTTTTTTCATCGGCATAATCTCGGTGAAGAGGAAGTTTAGGGGTCTGTTTACCTTTAAGTTGTCTTCCTTTTAAAGACGGTTGAGAGGGCTGACCAATAGAGGGAGCCACAGAAGGTTGTACTTCTGGGGTTATCCCAGGAACCATCGCCGGTTCGTGAACTGTCCTACCACTCTTGTAAGTTTTAGTGACATAAAGGTTTCCAGACTCGTCTTGCCATGGATTACTAACGTGTTGGATCGCTTCATCCGATTCTCCCTTAAACTGATGTTCTATCGGAGTATATCCAGGAGGCAATGGCTCCCCGGGAGTATAAGTCATTGTCTGACCCTCTTTATTGATTGCATAAGATTTCTTCTGACCAGTAAAACTTTTATAGAGATCTCCTAAGTCAACCTTCCCAATATCCCGCATTTTATAACCAGGGATCGGGATCTGCTCAACACCCATTTCCTTTCTATAAGCAGTTGGGAAATCATAAGAAGGAGGTTCCCCTGACGGAAGATGCTCAAGTCCGGCAGAGGGCATTTCTTTTTGAGTGAAAATAGGAAGGGATGCCGGCCGTTCCCCCTCCTCTCTGGTTCTCATGAGATCCTCAAGTTGAAACCGCCTGAGTTTCCTTGCGGTTTCTGCATCCTTGAGTTCCCCTAAGGCTCCGGGCCTTCCTCCAATGGTTGTAAGAATCTGAAATACTTTCTCAAAAGGACTTAAAGTATCAAATTCACCACCCATACCATTCATTTTATATAGTCTCCTATTTCAGCCTTGAATTGCTTATGATAGTCATAAATAATACTAATAAAATCCTTAAGAAATGAGTGGGCTTCCGTTATATTAACAGGATCTCGCTCATTCGAATTGATCCTTATGCACTGATTCTCTTTATCAATATAGACCTTTGGCTTTGCCATATTTCTCAAACACTCCTTTCCAAAAATACCCCACCGGTCTTAATATCCATCCATAATGATTATACCCATAGAAATGATCTGCAATTGAACAGATAGGATCAAGCATTATTATTTGAACAACTTTCTTAACAAACCAATTTCTCGCCATTCTTGGAGTTAGCCACCGAGAAATTCTCCTATAACCAATCTCTACCGTTCCACCTTTCGGAAACATGAAATCCCTTAAATTCCTTACATTATCGGTAAGCCGTTGTCCTTCTATAAATATAAAGCAACATCCTCCACCACCACCGCCACCCCCTCCCTGGCCATAGGGTGACATCATCTTCATTCCCATACCCTGTTGCGATGACTGTTTTGCCGCAGCTTCAGCTTCTTTTGCTCGCTTCCTCATTATTATCTTCTCATCCAACCACTTCTGTGCTGCTTCACCCCTCCCTATAGCCGCTTCCTCTGCTTGGACTCCTTGCCCTATATAAGTCTCCGGTACTTGAAGGAGTCTATTGGCAAGGTCCAAAGTATTTCCACCAGTTGCCTCTTCGGATCTCTCAAGTAAGGTTCCCGCGGCGGGTCCAGTTACCCCTGCCTTGCGAAATCCCCCATACAAATCTTCAAGCCTTCTTTGCCCCTGAGTTCTTATTCCCTCAATAGTGGGTTTCCACATAGGCATATCCCAGGGGTTAATTTTCCCTTGAAATGCCTTAAGACCTCTTTCTGCTAATAAACTTTCAAGTGTAGTTGGTGTAGCTGCAGCCCAAGCCATTGCAATCCTCCTTTTAATATTACATTCCTACTGTTCTACCTGCTTCAACCCAAAGGGTTCCATTTCTACAAATGAAGTCAATCGTGAAATACTTACCCGTCACTGTCCCTGTGACCAAGGTTCCGGTTACCTTAAAGTTTGTACCGAATGTCAAAATGTAACTCACTGTTCCACTCGTTAAGATCGAGAAACTTGCTGTTTGGCCTGCATAACCACCACTGGCATTAAAGGTACATGCACCCGTGGGAGTGATGGTAAATACACTGGCGGTTGCCATATTTACCGTCATTGCCCCCGTTGTTGCAGGAGTTGCAGCAGCAGCGACAAGGGAACGGTGAGCAATCTGTTCAGTCTGAGCTGCCATTAAACTGCCACGTCATCGTAGGAGGCTGCAAGTTTTCCAGTTGCATCTCTCTGCATTGACACGACCTTAAATTGTCCTGTCGTGGGAGAAGTCTTAATATAACCCCTTGCCGTGTCTGCCATAGCATCAAGATTTGCCTTAGCCTGACCAGTCGCAACTTGGGCATTCGTAACTCCTGCTGCCGCAGCCAACGAAGCGGAAACCAACTTGGCGCCATCTGCCTCGGCACCGAGTTTGGCTTTGATCGCACCTGCCGCTATCATGGCATCAGTAACCTCAAGAGCGGCAATTGGTCTGGCCGTTGCCGCTACACTACCCACTCTTGTGATCTGTGCTGTGGCTGTATTCACCTTCCCGACAATCTGATCATCGGTATAAGTTGCCGCACCTGGATCTAAAACCATCGTTTGGATTGCCATACAACCTCCTATTTATTGTCATCATACTCTACGACAAACTTACCCGTAATTGGGTTAACATAAATATTTCTAACTCTATACATATTTGGTGGTACTTCCAAAATAGGTTTAATCTGATTAACATCTGCCTTGATTTGTTCAATTTCACTCTGTATTCGTAAATTTCCCAAAAGAGTTATCATGTAATTTCTCCACCAAAAACATTTACGGAGATATCAGCTGAGGACGCATATCCCCTTATCACATCTCCCGGACCAAGTGTTATCCCCTGACCACAAGGTAGAGAATCATTTGCTGGAATAGAAGTATCATAAATAAGATACTGTTTAGGATCATCCGTCGCCCCAGCCACCGCAACAGAGATTCTTGCCACAACCGCTGCGTTTTTCCGATTACAGACGACAATGGAACTGATCACAGTATAATTAGGACATCGATAGATATCCGTCAATGTCGTTGCCCCAAGTGCTACCTGTCCTAATACTCTGTAGTTAGTTCCCATCAACTTCCCATCAGCAAAAAATACTTGATAAAATCATCTTCCCTATGAATATGGATGTCTCCTATTGAGGTTCCCTTGGGAAGAACTGTCTCTCCTTCATGGAGTTTGTAAAGACCGGTCTTAGGAACAGTACCACCGGATTGCATTTCAGGTGCAGCCTGCAACTGCTCAACCGCATCCCATAACCTCTGGAGTTCATTGCGAAGTCCAGGGAGATTCTTTTCGTCAAAAGCAGAGAGAATAGATTCACGAGGCATTTCAAAACTCCCAACCACTTATAACGAGTGATAGAACAGTCCACGTTGCGGCATTTGCAAAATATTGGACTATCCTATCTGTGCTGCATGGAACTCTTGCGGTTAGGGCAATTGCACCCGCTACTACCTGCGTCCACATCTGAAAATCAATAACGACGGTCCCCGTTTTCCCCTTTTTTCTCATCTTAAAGAGCTTAGGAACCGCAGTTGTCTGTGCATAGACAATAAAGGAGATAACTTTTGCTCCATCTGGCACAATGGATGAACAATCTAAATCATGCCACGCATCGTCCTTAGTAAAACTTGCTGTCAACCAATCATAGGCTGAGACATCTCCTCTATCCTGAAACCTTCCCACAGCATTTCCTAAATTTGCTATAGTAGCCTTTCTATCATCCCCAGACCCATAAGGAGACTGAACAAGATATATAAAATCAGTTTGACCTAAACTTGTTTTTTCTGTTTGATCACTAAGTTTCCCCATAATATCCTCCTATCTCATCCGGTTCAAAGTAACTACTTCACAGGTTTATTAGAATTCATATTTAAGTCCGATTCCAATAATTCCACCACTGAAATTTCTATGGCCCTTAAATTCTATCCAAGATTCCTCTGATCCGATTCCCTTAAATGTTTCCGGCAGTTTCAAAAATCTGTAATCTCCATTAAAAGTAAAGAAAAGTTTCTTATAAATTTTGTGTACAAAATCTAACCCGACAGATCCTCCAATATTCCCTTTAAGTTGGTAATCATAGGTGCTGTACCAAGACTTGGATGAAGGAGAATAACCAATATCATCAATATACCCCCCGATCACAAAACCCAATGTCTCATTGAATTTCTTTGGATCATTGGCCATCGTCGAGGAAGGAATAAAATATCCAAGTTTCCCGTTGACGAAAAGGGAGTCCGCCAATTTTACTCTTACTCCTCCTCCTACTCCATAGAGATTTATGTCCCCGGCTCTTTGTCCATATAGACGCATCTGGGTCATATCATATGATCCCCAAAGAAAAGCCCATTTATGTCCAACTTTAGTTTCAATTCCTTTTCCTTGTTCCAGTGAATTATCGCTAAAGAAATTCCACCGCCCTCTGACTGTCAAATCGAGGGTTTGTCCTTGGCTTGGAATCAGTAAACCTACCAGAATTAAGATCACAATAATTGTTTTTAAGGTCATTCTAACTTCCTAAAGGATAAAAATATATAGTAAATACTTCATTACCACTATTATTTAGTCCAAAATTACCCTTTGTTACTTTATAATAATCAGATTTCAGTATAGGAACTGAGATAGAAGCATATTTTGTATAAGTAGCATTAGTGTATTCCGCCAATACGGCACCTCGATTGGTGGTTGGAGGAGTAGCTGCATCGGAGTATACCGTCATCATGCACCCATAGCCTAAACTTGGCTCTTCTACACTACCTACTAAAATCCCATCAGTGGTTGCCTGATAGATAGTATCAATACTCTTAGCTACGGGGGCACCAAAACCAACTTGAGCAGCCCTTACTTCAGCATCCAAAACGTGTTGGTCATCCGCCAATAGTCCTGAGAGACCAGCAACCGAGATTTCATTTACCCCACCATTTTGAATGGAAGCAACAAGATTACCAATGCTAACTTTTCTATTTATTCCATCTGAATCCTTTACGGTAACAAATAGATCATCAGAATCTGGTGCAACATCTTCAGCCAATTCGGTTATTTTTAAGTCTGCCATAGCAACCTCCTAATCAAGAAAAATTCGAAATCCTGTCTCAAGAAGAACACAATCTCCTGTCTCTAAAAGAATAAATCCTTTTACACTTTCTTCGGTTTTATTTTCTCCAATTTCACTCTCGGCTGGCAGATATAAATGAGTGTCATCGGTTAATTCAAAAGGTAAACTGCTTGTTAATTGAAGGGCAAGAAGATCAATCTCATAGATTTCCTCAAGTGGAGCTATTTCCCCAACCAACTTAATAGCTTCAATAGCTTGGTGTTTATCACCTACAGATGGAGTTACAACTAATCCTATTTTATGACCTTTCAAATAATCCTCAATACCCCTCAGTTGGGCATGGTAGAGCCTATAAATAGAGGATAGATGACCAACCGCAGGGAATAATTTCGTAACCAAAGGCTCCAACCTCTGATTTATACGGAACTGAACCTGAACCGCCCCAGGATTAATAGATAGACTCCTAGCCATTACATAAATTTCAGCAAGAATTACTTCCTCAAATGGATCAATAGGATTGGCAGGAAAATCTCTGGTAATAACCTCAAAATCAGAGACGTAACCGCTGTCAAATTGGTAAACATTTCCTTGCCGGTCACCCACATAGATTTCGTTGTTATCTCCTATCCCTTCAGCGACACAGAAACAGTTCACAATGTAATCACTGGTCCTCCATGCAACTGTTCCGTCGACCTTGAGATAGCAGTCAAGAAATTTCCTAAGACCACCTGTTCTCATAACGGATATGTAAAGATGCCTTTTTCGGTAGAAAACGATCGCATCTTGGATAGTATAGGTTGCTGGATCGAAATAGTCTTTTACATCATCAGAAATATATCGAACCGATGCACCGTTAAAAATATAGACTCCTTCATAAGAAACGATAGCTCTTTCTTCATCAACCTGACACGAAGCAAACGGCCCCATGGAATGTTTGATTATCGCTGTCTCATGGAAATCAGAAGGGGTAGCCTCACTCATAGCTTTTGAAAGAGACTTGATCCCATTCTTAGTATTGAAAAAAAGTATATTATCCTCAATAAAAACATCAAGGAGGTCGGATTCGAAGTCGTAAGCCCTCAACTCAGACCAACCATAGATATTATCTGGAAGGGAATAGTAAGCCCGTCTTAGATTCGATGGATCTCTATAAAGGATATACTCCCCTTTAAATTTAGGACCCCACTTACTTCCCATTGGAACTCTGATTATACCGGGTGGAATTTCTGACTCATCAAGGAGTTCACCTAAATTATGATCCAAGGTATCAGGACAATATATTGTGGTTACATTATCAAAAACACTGAAATCAACTCTTGCATCCGAACCCAAAGAACCTCCTTTACGGTAAAATCTTTTTTCTACTACATCTGAATCCCCAGAGATAGAAATAAGATTAAGGATAGCTTTTGAACCAGATAAGGTAACTTGTTCGGTCCACTCTGATAAGCCTGATTTTGTCCCATCAGAGGCAAGGAATATATAGGCCCATTGATAAATACCACTTAATAATGCTTCCATCCTTTTCATAACCAGATCATCAAAATATACTTTAAGTGCGAGGTCTGAACCAGCATTAATAGCCTTAGCTGAGAGACGGTAAGCTTTTACGGTTGACCATCCCTTTCCACCGGTAATTCCAACACGTGTAAAGTCTTCTTTCTTAATTTCTATCCTTCCATATCCATCCATCAGGTATATTCCATACTCAGGATAAAACACCTGAATTGACGTCATAAAACCGAATATGGCTGATGGCGAAAGTTCATACCAAAAATAATCAGTTGCGAAGTCTCCAGTATTACAATCGATTTCTACTCTAATATTTTCTATCGTCGGGTAAGAAGAATACCCAACCGACATAGGTTTTATCGTAACCCAAAATGAAATGACATCTGTATCTCCAGAAACAATCCCTGCACCAAGTGCAGTTAAATCTACCGGAGCAGTAAGGGTAAGTTGAGCATAACCACTTGTACCAGGGCGAGCCCTACATTCTATCCACGCAGACGAAGATCCCTCTACCTTATTAGATTCATCACTAGAATATCCATGATCAGTACCACTAAAAACCCATGCTTCATCTTCATAGTCCATCGTGGCAAGAACCTTTATATCCTGAGCTGGCTCCAAAGACCAGTTATCGAAAACAAGCCACAATGCACCAGTTGAAATATAACTGAGCTCGATCTTTGTAATCACCGCCCAGTTTGCAGTTCCGAAGTCGGTAAAGGAAGCCTTCGCTTTGCGGAGATAATTCCATGCTTCGGTACCAGATGCTTTTATCTCTCCCGATGCAACTGTAAAGGTATAATGAAAGTAATGTGTATCATCCGTGTAAAGTTTCACAGTAATACTGGTTAAATATGTTGTGGCTGGGACTAAAACGGATAGGCAAATCTGGTCACTTGCTTGTGCAACTACTTCATCGGGAAATTGGCTAAGATCTAAAACAACGGTTTTAGATATTGTTGTAGGACTGGCAGACCGGGTAACCGTTAAGGATTTCGAACCTTCTACCCGATGGTCAGGATCTGGATCATCACTCAATGTACCATTAGTTACCGTCCAACCACTTGGAAGACCCTCAAAGTTATCAATTTGTTTCTTATAAGCAGTGGCCTCCATGGGTGGATTCTTCCAATAGCAGTTGTCCATGAAAACTTGAGCAGTTCCCGTTTGACCAGTGAGGGTGATAGAAAACGAGGTGATGGTTGCCCAACTTGGAGTCCCCGTTGCAACAAACCTGGCTTTCTTCGCCAGAATGATCGTCCATACATTATCCCTCTCATCAATAGGATCGAGTTCTTCACCATCAATGGTAAGCGTATAAGTGTTCCCAGTTGATGTTGTGAATGTGATTACAATAGAATCTACGTACGCTCTTGTTCGATGAAGAATAGAGATACAGAAAAAGGCATCATTAGAGATAGAAATTCCGTTACTGAATAGAGAAAAATCCTGTGCGGTAGTATAAGTTAAAGTCGAAGTTCTTGAAAGGGTTGATGGAGCCTCAAGGCCGAGGGATTGTTTTGATGTACCCGATATTTCCTCAATTCTATAAACCAATGAATCAAAAGCAGCATCGGCTCCCAACGACCAAAGACTTTCTTCGGCATCCTCAAAATATGCAATCTTTTTAAAGAAACGAGGAGGCTCTAAACCAAGTTTCCTGATACCATTCGTTGAGGGGACAAATTCACGAGCATCATCATATCCATTAACGATAGCTGTTTTGTCATTGACGTTCAAGAAGTCATATGGAACATCAGCTTTCAATCCACTGAGAACATTCACCCATGCAGTTCCTGACCATCGCTCAATAACACCATTGAGAGCCCGAATGAATGTCTTGTTTCCAAGTTTATCCCATGAACGACATACTCCATCTACAGGATACCCACCCAAAATCTCAGTTCCAATAATAGACCTTCCAGGTGCAGATTCAAGAACCTTATTATCGAATATTACGTCCCTTGCCCACTGAAGTTCATGGTCGCCAATGTCTGCCCCATCAAAGCCACTTTTAAGGCTCGACTTATCGAAGGTAATAACTTTCTCCCACTTTTTACCCACTTAATACCCCCTGTAAACTGTTCTAACATTTCTCCTTCCCTTTATGGCTGCCATGGTTGACAGAAGTTCCTTAAAATCCGATTCCTTTGATTTCATCAATGCTTTCTCAGTAGGATTTTTATCAGAGATATATTCCAAACATTTCCAAGTCACCCCTTCAATAATTACCTCATCAAACTTCTCTCCGAGGAAATGCTGAAAATTATCGGCTGTGGTTGCATCTCCAGAAATTGTGGCGACGTTAAGATCGGTTCCGACCTTTAAAGTCTCGGATTGAAATGTTCCGCTAACTGTCCCGAGGAGCCATCCAACAGCATCTCCGCCGGCCCATGAACCACTCGTCACCCTGACGAATTTAACCAACATCGTTGCCGCACCAGTTTCACCAGTAACCGTATCACCAACCTTGATCTCATAAGTTCCACCGGATGTAAAAGCATGACTTTTGTCTACCTTTGGGTGAACGGCGGAATAATAGAAATAGCAGGCGCTGGCTGCATTCGGCTTATTCCAAAGATAGATCCGACTCTCATCCTCGGCAATAGTGAATTCCTGTGGAGTTGAGGCAGTATCCGTAAAGATCCTTAGACTTCGAAAATATTCCTCTGGCTCAATCCAACCTAATTCATAGGTGGAATAAAAAAACTGTTCCCAGGAACGGTAGTCGGAAGGAAGAACCACCCATGATTGACTTGCTACTGTGGTAAGGGGACGGCAGATGTTCCGGAGGACAGGGTAATCAACAGTGATCTTGCGAGTGATAAAATCAAAGGCATTATTAAGAGAAATTGCCTGACCTTTTCTGCCTGCCCGAAACCGTGCCTCCGCAATGATTTCAGAGCGAGTCATCATTGCCTAACCCTCCGGAGCGATCGCAACTTTCAGACCCTTCTTTCTCCCAACCTTCATGAAGTTCTTAACTCGTTTTGCCTTCCTCTTTGCCGGCGTTACTTTCGGCATGTCTTCGGGGATGATCATCTTTTTTCTTGCCATCTTTAATCCTCCTTTTACGGTATTTACCATTCTTCCCTAATATCCACCTTGCTTTCTTCCCCTTTTTGCCATCCGATTGAAGTTTTCCTTTTTCTTTGTGTGTTCTGGTCCCGATATCGTGTGGCCTCCGCGGGGTCCCGGCTTCGGAACTACTGCCAAGTGAATGTACTTCCCTCCCGGGAGTTTCTGGGTTCTCCACCTTTTCGCTCCCCCCCGCCTCTTGATTTCTGCTTCTGGCATTTCTGACTTCCCTCCTAGAGAGTGTCTTGGAACCATCATTGACAATATCCCACGGATCGTAGTCGTCTTTTCTTTTAGTTTCCATTACGCCTTACCAAGAAAGTTTAAAATAATATGAGTAATCAAGATTCCCACAATTTGAAAAGTTGGCAGCGTAATTTCCAGTACCTTTTGCAAATTTTGCTCCCAATGCAGTAACCTTCATAATGCACCAATTTCCAGATTGATCCACAAACCCTAAATATTGAGGGTCGCCAGCTGCAGTCGCATTCGTGAATGTATAAGCACGTAACAGATCACTTTTAACCCATTTAACGAAAGCAACATCTCTCATTGTAATCTCGTTTTAAACTCCTGCCCTGATCCAATAAGGAACAACGACAGGGGTTCCATCTTCAGTCGTAAATGAGCCGTATCCATCTGGAGCATTCATATTTATTGTTGATGAAGATGCCCATCCTGGGTCTACCACTGGAACTCCTTCTGCCCTATAAATATCTACTGGAGTACTGATTGTCCCTCCCGTTATTGAAACGTCATCAGAGTCCTGTGTTCCCATAGAGCCGATGTAATCAGGGTTAAACGCAAAATCCATTGAAAGAACCACTTCATCGTTAACTGGGATATCGAACCAAGTATATTCATCTGATTCTGGATCATAGGTCGTGCTGGCAAAAAACGGGTACATTGGCAAAATCCAAGCAAGGACATTTTCATCCTCATCTTCAATTGTATCTATGTCCTCAATCATCATCCACAGTCCATAATAAAGCGTTGGATCTCTCTTGCTATGAATCCAAAACCATATATCATAAATGGATGTCCAACCGACCATCCATAACATCATAAGTACAAAACCCAGATCACGGCCATTTTTATCTGTTGTGCTGATAACTAACTGATAGTCAACCCCATCATCATTCAAAACAAAATTTCCAATTCCAGGGTCAACAGGATCAGCAACTTCCGTAACCCCAAGAAATGTGTAGGACAAAATCCCAGCATGGGAATAATAATCAAGCTTCTTTGTAAAAATATTAAATTTGTAGGCCATAATTATATACTCTACTTAAATAGGTATTGGTGTTTTTATGACAACCTAAACACAACGTTCTACCATTAGAAATTTCGAATCTTAAATCTGGAAATAAAGAAAATGGTTTAATATGATCAACGTGTAGCTTTACACCCCTTTCCCCACATTCTTGGCAGGTATAATTATCTCTTTCAAAAATTGTTTTTCTCCACTCCCTATACTCTTCTGAGTTTCTTATTTTTAAATTTATTGGCGTTATACCTCCCTTCCAAGCCGGATTATCCTTCCCGTATGCCATAAAAGAAGGTGGGTGTCCTTTACGATAACCTTTTAATCCTTTATTCCACGGCCTTGTTAGCCTTAAATGGTCATGGTTTTTCAACTTTTCCGCACAACTATAACAATTTCCAGAATTTCTTTTGGTTTTTATATTCCAAAACTGTTGATAAGTAATTTTTCTTTCTTTCTTGCAAATTGGGCAAATCCATTTACAGTCGTCCATCAAAACACCGCATTAAAATAGCCATAGACAAGATCCGCACGTCCAGTCCAGTTAGTTGTGTAGTTTGAGGTTCCAACCTTATACCTCACTGTAGTCGCTGTCACCTGGATGATGCACCAATTCCCGTCCTTATCTAAGTATCCGTAATATTCCGTTGTTCCAGACGTATCAATGTCAGAAATCCCATACTGGTCGAGGGGATCATCACTTGTAGCAACCTTATGACCTGGATACGGCTTTACTCTTTTCATCCCAAAATGGCAGAGGCCTTTTCCTTGATAGAGTTAATCTGTTTCTGAAGGTCATCCCGGGCCTGGGTTGACAGAGCAATTTCTTTAACTAAGGCATTCCTTTTATCCTCAAGTTCTTTGATGGATGCCTTAATCTCGCCCGATTTCTGAAGATAGGCAGTATTACTCAGATCTGCCGCCCTCTTCAGTCCATCATTCTTAGAAACCAGATTGTCAAGTTCAACTTTCGCGCCTGACAGAATAGATGCGGTTTTACCTTCAGCCCTCTTAATAGCCTCAGCGATAATCTCCTCTCCCTTTTTCTTTTGGGCTGCAAGGAAATTCTCTTCCCCTTTGACTAAGGAAACTTCGAGCTCTGACCTCCTTGTTTCCAGAGTGAGGATCTTAGACTGAAGTCTAGTCGCCAGCCGTTCCTTATCTTTCATTTCCCTCAAGAAACTACTGACCTGACCTAACACTTCTTCAAGTTTCTGAAGTCCCTCTGTTATAGATTCCATACAGCCTCCTTAGATAAAATCCTCATGCCTCTGAATACTGAGGCAATATTCTAATGTGTCATTCTGTTGAGTGAAGACACAACGATCGCATTTTCGTATATCTACCAACGATCTAACCGGATCTTCCCAGATTTGTTCAATTTCTGACCAATGGCACAATCTATAAGATTCATGAAACTGTTTGTCTGCATCAGAATTAAGAACCATTGACGAACAGGGATAAATATATTCGTCACAATAGAGGAAAGGTTTGAGATATCCCCAGTAACATTTACTAGGAGTCCTGAATTCCTTTTTCTGATAGAACATTGGCGGGCCGACCACTTCCGCAATCAGGGTAAGTTGCTCATCGTCTTGGTCAGATAAACAGTCTTTGACTAAACGGATGTACTCAACATGATTCTTGATTGCGATCTCTTTGATTTCCTGAAGAGTTTTGACTGTAGAAATTCCCTCAGTCCAGACATAACTGAAGCCCAATGCTCCATCGAACTCAGGAATACTTATTTTTCCAAGATAATCATAGACGTTGGCTGAAATGCGTATCCAATCTAACATTTGAAGATCATTCACCGTCAACACAAAACGGAGTGCAATTCCATTTGTGATCAAACCTATCTTTATTCCATTATTCTTCAGGTAACGAACATATTTGGAAAGATGAGGATAGCATGACGGTTCTCCTCCGCCCGTGATCTCGACTGTCTTTGTTCCTAATTGAATAAACTTATCGGTTGCGGAAATGAGATCATTGTAATCAAACACAAACCCTCCATCCCGATTCCTTACCGAGCAAAACTTACAATGAAGGTTACACTTCTCCGTCAACGCTACCTGAAGGGAATGAGGAATAGGATGCCCCTGTTGCCAGGAACTAAGAAGTTCTGGATGTCGATAGAGTTTAAATCCAGTTGAGGTAAAAGTATTGATCATCTTAATGTGAAGAATCCATTACCTTTTTCGTAGTCGGCCCAATTGTCTTTAATCCCTTCAACCCTATATCGAAATTTTTCTATTTGCCATTCTGCCTTACTGAACTCAGTCTTCCACCACCATGCGTTCTCGGCAATCCGATGAGTTTTATCCAAGTGATAAGCGGGAACGATGAACTTTCCATTTTCTCCTAAAGGGATAATGGCAAATATTTCATTTGCATGTTTCCGCAACGTTACAAGAATATGGTGAAGTTGCGGTTCATTAATGTGTTCAAAAACATCCTTGGCTATGGCAAAATCGAATCTCTGTCTGAAAGGAAAAGACTGATCACATAATTTTAGATATGGTCTTACACCATCAGAGGATTCAATCGCATAATGAGAAATGTCGCAACCCCAACCTTCGAATCCTAAAATGCGAAAAGCTTTCACCAAAAACCCGAGAGCGCACCCAAAATCAAGAATCGAATGCGTCGGCACAATTCCAAGGTAATCTATCATGCGAATAGCCATTTTAATAGTTTCAAACGGCATCCAACGGTAATTCTCATACAACGATTTGCCGGAAGCTAGACCGCGCTCAAAGTAGTCTGCATCGAAGAGTTCTGTCTCCATGGTTTACTTCTTTCTGTAACGACAATTGGATCTGCACCTACCATGTATCCAGTTGCCCTGAGATAATCATCCTCATCTTCAGGATCTGGAATATGAGTATCCCAATGGCAGAGGTTAACCTTCATATCAAGATAAATATCTATCCCTATGTCTATGGCCCTCTGGCAAATGGCATAGTCTTCGGACAGCAAAATTCGCATCTTATTCTCTCCCGTATCCATTTCCTTAATCATATCTGTCCATAGAGCATAACTTTCCGTGCAATCACAGCCCCCTTCCGGCACCCTGTCGTACCTTAATGAAGGATAGGCTTCCATCAACTTGAACAATGCATCAGAGCGAAAGAACTGGAATCCTCCATTGAGCCAAAGTATTTGGAGAATGCCTTTTTCATCAGATACTTTACGACCTGGGAGATACTTGCATACTGATTTTTTAAACTTACTACCACTATCAGCTTTGTAGGCATACGCTCCGCCGATGATCGGTTTATCAGCATCTATCATGCTCTGGATAGCAGATGGATGAAACTCAATGTCCTCGTCAAGGCGAAGGATATAATCAAACCTATCTCCTTTCTTCCAGTAATGAAGCCATTGGCCGAATAGAGTACACTGAGAACGCTCGATCAAACCATCATACCGAAGGACTTGTAACATATGCTCGTGCTTGGTCGTCTTGAGATCAAGAATGCTTGCCCCAACCATGGGATGGAGTCCCATCGGTTTCCATCCATCCATTCCAAACAGTTCGGCCAATGCCTTTTCGGTATGCCTAGGCATTGGCCGATACTGGGGCATGGCGATAAATATTTTAGACATAATTACTCCCGACTAAGATAAGCAATTGCTTGACTAAGAAATACTGGATCATCCCTAAAATATCCCAATCCGGTATTACACCGAGTACATAAAATTCCTCTTACCTTACCGGTTTCGTGGTTATGGTCAATACATCTTTTTGTTTCAACTAAAGATTTTCCGCAAAGAAGGCATTGATGATTTTGTCTTATTAACCTTTCATCAATATCTTCAAGCGTAAGGTTATATTTTCTTTTAAATTCTTTCTCTCGGAATTTATTAGGATTCTCCCTATATTTTTTGAACCAATGATCCCTAAGTCTCTCAACATTTTTATTTTTATATCTACTCCATGCTGCTGGTCTCTTTTCTGGATGTGAGAGATGATATTGACGAACATGCTCGGCTATCCGCTCTCGATCCCTAGCATATTGCCTACGTCTTCTTTCGTTAATCTCTTTTCTATGAACAGAACGGTACTTTCGCTCACGCTCTCTACGTTTTTCTACATCCAAATAAATCCCTTTCCTATGCTCGGCTCTCAACCTTTCCGTTTGCCAACACAAGATACCGGGTCGCTGTGTTGTGATGGATACCAACAACAGGGGAATGCAAGTTCACCTCAAGGACGGACTTCACTCTCAGAGAGTAAGTCGCATTGATCGTAATCCGAGTAATCCTTCCCTTGTTGTCTCCAACATAGAGATAACTGTCGTCCGAGGTAAGGGCCGTGACCTTTGTATTGGCAAGCCTCGCATATACGACCGTAGTACCATCAGAGATTGTTGTCTTCAAAATCCTTCCCCTGTTGGTTCCTACATAGCAAGAAGTTCCGTCACTATGGATGCATAGAGGCCTCTCCGTAGTCTTCTTAATTAGAGTTACTGCCATCTCGTTCTCCTTTTAGGAAAATAGCCGGAGGGCTTTGAACACCCTCCGGTAAAAGGGTTGTTTAGTTAGGTCATATTTCACGATCCAGTGATTCGGGTTGCCGCAAGAACAGGGAACATTCTGATTCGGTAACTTCTCGGGAGAAAAAAAACTCATCTGATGACCACAGGACATATAAAGGATCTGGGGGAACCGGTATCCTTTTGCTATATTCTGTTTTGCCTCATCAAGGGTTTTCCCAACACCATGCAAGGCAATTCCCCATTCCCGGTTCCCCTGATTGACAAACCTCATCATCGAACTTGTGTTATGAACCATACTTGACAAGTACCTTCCTTATGCGTTATACTATGTTCAATATGAAAATAAAACTTTCTCCAAATCTCAACTGCAAACGTTGTAACCATTTTTGGATTCCAAGACAATCTGATGTCCGGCAGTGCCCAAAATGTAAAAGTGCACTTTGGGATAAGCCGAAACGGAAATGAGCAAAATCCCTACTGGCTTTTGTCAATGTGGATGTGGACAAAAGACGAATCTTGCTCGACAACGCAATGACAAACTTGGGTACGTTGCTGGAACCCCATGCCGATTTGTCAGGCACCACCATTGTTATAAGGGAGGACAAAAACTTACTTGGGACGGAAGAGTTATCATTTCTCTTCACACACCCGGCTCTCACGAAAGAGTTCTTGAGTACGAACATCGTCTGATAGCCGCTAAAGCCCTCGGTCATCCCATTCCAGGTAGCATTCCCGTTCACCATCATCCAAAATTTCCTTCTGACCAATTGGTCATCTGTCAGGATCAGGCTTACCACCTTTTGTTGCACAGAAGGTATAGGGCCTACAAGACCTGCGGCCATGCCGATTGGAGAAAGTGCTGGATCTGCAAAAAATGGGATCATCCCAAAAATCTCCATCTAAAACCAAAACGCGAAGCCTATCATGTAAAATGCAAAACTAAATATGAGCATGACAGGTTCCTACTCCGGAGAGAATAAATCCCTCCGGAGTATAAAAACCTAATTAAATCAAATACTTATGGAGTCAAATCAATTCCACAGACATACATCACATAGAGACTGAACGCAACGTTGTTGGTTGGGTCGGCGTTAGTAAACTTAACGTCAACCGTGTCCTCTATGGCATACTGCTTAGGGACTCCTGAACCCGTAACGTTCCTTCTCACCAATGCAGCCGTAGAACCAGCTTGTACGGCGATGAGATAGGCTACGCCATCACTATCACCAACCGACACATTGACATTGGCTCCCACATTAGGGATATCTAACAAGCAATCAACAATGACTGCCCCGACTGGAACCTTCACCATCTCGCAGACGTCGTTCTGGACAATATTCATTACATCTGCAGCGGCCACATATCCAATGACACACTGAAGATTTCCTGCATCGGACTCCCTGACGGGAGACCAACTTTTAGCTTGTTTGGAATAAAGAGTCATTTTGTAAACCTCCTTTGTCAGACTTAAACCGTTTCCGGTTCTAATTACGATCTGCTCGAAGAAGCCCCGGCTGCAATCGTGATCACACCAAAAAACTTCGAGCTGAAGATTGCCGCCTTCACTCCGAACATTGACCCGGTATCGATCACCTGCACATTGTCCCGGTCTTCCATTTCCTCATGCCATGTGAAGCGGAGTCCGTTACCGGGAGAACCGAATGCCAAAACTCCGGCCTGGGCAAAGAGCATGATGTTCCTTGCACCGGCCACCGCAGCACCACCCCAGTCATCATGCAGGACAACCTTCGGGTGCTTAAAGATCGCCACACCATTGTAGACACCGATAAAATCATCACCAGAGAAAATCGGGTTCTGGGGACCTCTAATCCCCGCTGCTTTCTGAATATCCAACCACTGTCCTGTTGCCGTATTCGTTCGAAGATCTCGGACACAGTAGGGATGAAGAACCAGGACGGCCCGGAAGGTCTGACCTCCGACCTTGCATCTCCTCATAAGAGGAGTACTGAGGTCAGCCATGGCCACGGCATCGTCGATCAGATCAAGGGTGAAGGTATCGGCTGCATCCAGATCTGCGGTCGTGGTTGCATCTCCTGCATAGATGTCCTTTGTGGCATCAGGGGCGGTAAGCGTATTTCCTGCGAATGAAGCGTAGGTATCTGGGAGCACCCAAATACTCGTATCATCCCCCCTCTCTCCGGTCAGATACATGAAAAAGAGTTCGTCGAACCGCTCCGCCCACCATCCGGAGAGATTGCTTTTGGCAACATCCCGGAGGTTATGACGGGTCCGCTTGCGGGTCATCTTTCCACCACAGTCCATCCCATGACGGAGTTGGTCGATCAAAACGGTATCCGTATACCAGACCAGTTTCTCTTCATTCCCCCTCAGAACATTGTCGCCTTCAATGCCCTGCCCTTTGGCGCGAGTGAAGAGGTCATAAGAAATTCCGTCCCCAGAATCGTTCTCCAAATCTGTGATGATCTGGATAGGATAGTCGGGGTCTGTCTGGGTTCTTTGTTTATCAACCCTCTTGGCTTTCCCTAAAAACTTGGAGAGGAAAAAGCTCTGAGGGATACATTCCATGAACATGGCGGCACTGTAATGTTTTACGGTAATGCCGTCACCGGTTGCAATAATTGTTCTAGGCATCTTATGTTCCTCCTTTGGTTTTCACACCAAAGGAATTAAGCAGTACGTCTAAGATACGCATCCCTTTCCTCTGGCGTGAGTAGTCCATAAGCTTCCTCAAAATCGATGCCGACCTTTGTGTCGATTTCATCGAACTTAGAGGTAATTTCTGGGTTAAGATTTCTAACATTAGCCAGAGTTACAGCGTCTGGCTCCTTGATATTGAATTTGGCCAAGACCTCTTTGGTGTTCTTTTCTACTGCCGCCTTGACTGCCTTATCGATTTCAACCTGCAGATCGATCTTGGGGTCATCAACCCTAAATTTCTTCCTTCCCTCAGCAACCGCATCCTCGGCAGCCTTTACCATCCCACCAAGATCATCCTGAGGAATCTTGCGTTCATCCATAATCTGAAGGGCCCTGTTAAATAACACTCCCTCCACAATAGGATCTCCAGCAATCCAGGGGTTGGCGCCCTTGATCCTTTCGACTTCCTTTTTGAAATCCAACTCCATACTGGTACTCTTCGCTGCCGTAGCCCCAGATTCTTTACCGGCCGTTACTCCAGCCTGAAACATCTGTTGTAGAACCTCAGCCGCACCATCTTCAGACTCATAGAGTTTCTTCCCCATGGCCTTGAAGTCGATCGGTGGAGGCGGAGGGACTTCAACTTTCTTCTCGGGTTCCCTTACGGGTTCAGCAGGTTTAGGTTTCTTCAATTCAGCAACCTCAACTTCGAGTTGCTGCCTTCTCGTTTCGGCATCTTGCCGTTTCGTCCTCTCCTCTTCCAAGACAGAGAAAGGGATGAAGTTCTTGCCGTCTTTGGCGATAATGCCGTCGATCGTGGGCGGCTTCTCTTCCTTTACGACTGGTGGGGGTTCTTCTACCTTTACAAGAGGTGGCTCTTTCGGAAGTTCCTCAATCTTCTTTTCGGGAGGTGACGGCTCCACAATTTCGACCTTTTCTTCATCGGGTGTCGTCTCCGGTTCGTCACCGATTGGAGGAATTTGTTTTAGGGCGCTTGCCTCTTCTTCTGACAATAAATCCAAATCCAACTGATGTTCTTCCATGCTGTTTCTCCCTTCTATCGCCAGGGGTGGCGTTTATTTCCTACCTCTACTTTCCCGAGAGGTTTAGGATCATCCTTTCTTTCTTTGAGCAATCTTCTTCATATTGGCAGCAAACTGAGCTTTCTTGGCTTCCACTCCACCGGCTTTCTTACCAGCAGAAATCTTCGAAGTTGTCGCTTTACCAAATGATCCCAATGTCCCTTTAGCTTTCATCTTTGCCGTGGCCGCTTGGATCCATTTTTTAGCCATACCGTTTTCTCCTTGCTTTCCTAAAGTTAGAGAACGACCTAATTTTCCTCTTCTTTACTCCAGTAGATTGATGCTTAACCGTTATTGGATTATCTGTAGAGACTACAGTTCTTGCCATTAAGCACTCCCGGGGAGTCCTCCCCGCATAGCCGATTCTTCGGAGGAACGGTTGACTGTATTAGTTTCAGATTTAGCCTTTGTCGCTTCTGCCACCATTCTCTCATTCTCCTGCTTCGTTCCCATTTGCTGCTGCATAACTCCCTGAACCATCTGGATCTTCTGCATGAGTTTGTCCTTATTAGGAAGATCAAGAAAATCAATGACATCATCGAGCATAAGAATGCCAATTTCAGGAGGAAGTTTGGAGATAAGGAGGAACATCTCATCGGCCAGGGTTTGGCGAACCGTGGCATTAAAGGCCTGCTCGTCAATAACGATATCAACCTTAGCCTGAGTGATATCATTCTTAATGTAAACTTTACCGTTGAGATTTACCGGCATATTGAGTTCAATAAAATCGTGTTCACCTGTCTTGTTAGTAATTCTAAGAACTTTTGGCCGTGTCCAAAATTGTTGAATCATTGACCATATGCGCTGGCCGAGAAGTTGACGGGAGCGCCGATAGTTCTGAAAGGGCTTACCCAACATGGTATTGCCTTGGACTTGGCGGGCAATGATCGCACGACCAGAGGAAGCATTAGTTTCCATACCCTTAAGTTCGCGGTTGACCCCAGCTTCCTCAATTTCACCCTTGGCTTCCTCTTCGAATTTATATTGTTGTTCTACAATGGCCATAGGATTTCGGATTTCAAACTTAGAGTTTGCCCCGGCAGTGGCATTAAGAAGAATAATCCCCTGTGGATCTCCTATCTGATCAGCCACCTTTTTCCAATCGTTCTCTTTTTTATCAATAGCATCTGAGGTGGCAATAATCTGGGTAGAGTTAAGAAGATGCATGGCCTTAGACCGGCGCTTATTAATCTCATCTTGCGGATCCCGCATTTGCCGGATCAGTCCATAGGGAGAGCGGTCTTTGTCTTTCAGGAAGCACCACCATGGGATAAAGGGGTACTCATTGTGACGATAAGGTGACCAGTTATCAGCGAGAAGGTAAGGACCTGCAATGATACAGAGCCGGACTTTTTTGATAAACACTTTAGTAATTGTGGCTCCGGGAGTAGAAAGGACTTCTTGAATCTTTGCAGGATTAAGTTCCTCGACTTCACCAGTGAGGTAGTTATCAACTAAATGGGTTTCAATAGGGACCTTATACCAGCATTCGATGGGTTTTACTCTCTTCCGGGACTTATCCACCCATTCGGTAGAGGAAATGTTCTTATCCCAGAGACGAACGCCAGGTCTATCGGGTTGATCTTCAGTGCCATGATGCGGAGATTCGCGAAAGGATTCAACCTCATCATCAGAGACAACCATCTCAAGAAGAGATTTGAATTTAGGAAATTTAGCTTCGGCATCCTCAAGTTCCATCCATTTCGGACGGATAAAATATTTGCCGTCACTGAGATCATATTCCTTGGCATAGGGATCCCAAATGAGATCATTACGGGGAACCTTTGCGAGCTGGATCAATTCTTTAAATGGATCATCATTCTTGGAAAGTTCAACAAAATCCCATCCGGCTTTGATCTGGCCTTCGAAGATGTCGGAGATAATATACTCCCCCTGATTGGCATCCATAACGTACTTAATGCATTCGGTAGCGATGCCAGCATCAAGGGTACCGTTGCTCTTCCGGGGAGCGGCCTTGAAGTCAACTCTAATCTTAGTCTCAGTGCCAGTAACAAGATCAATCGTGGGTTTGATGCGGTTGATGACAATGGCGGGCTGACCACGATTATCGAGTTCCTGCTTCTCTTCTTCCGTCCATTGCTCGTTGTCGTAATAATTGCAATCAGTATTTGCCTGTATTCGGAAATTAGAAGAAGCTTCTCTTCCCTCTCTATACCATCCCCAGACCTTTGTGGGAGTGACGTATTCAGAGGTTATACCGGAAACCGTAGGATTATTTCCTGCAACCTGCTCAACGGCAGGTAGTAAATCTTCTTGCGCCATATTCCCCTCAAATGTCTATCTTTATTCCCTTTTTGCTCATCTTTCCGAGAGCCCGTCGGGTAGCCTTGAGTTTAAGCATCCCCATCTTGCGAGCTGATTTGAAACGGGAAGAGGAAGAACGAACTTCCTCCGCACGTTCGAGAGTAGAAAAGTCGTTCTCAGCCTCCCAATCCTTATCGGTTTTGGGTGCCCTATTAACCGTTTTCTTACTCATCACTTTCTCCTTTTCTCCTTACCCCAAAAGAAAAGCGCCGAAACCCGCCGTGCACGGATTTGGCGCTCTTCTTGTAAACTGGGGTTCCGGGCTGCAGACCCGAAAGGTTAATTTCTAATGCTTCGTAGAACTCTTGGCGACGGAACAATAATCCGAGGCTTCTCCTGTTCCTCTTGTTTCTTCTTCATCGCCTCACTGACTATGGTTCTAATATTGTGAACAACTGTGTTGCATAATTTGCATACACTCTGGATGTAAACACTGTTCTCGAAACGAGCCAAAGGCACTTCAACAAACTCACCGACTGGCTTATTCTTTCCACAGAGACGACAGAATTTAGTTTCTGGTTCAGGCACTTCCTTCTCCTTTATTCAAACTCGGCATAACTCTATGAATTACATGCCAGACCATATTATAAACAGGATCACCAAATTGATCCCTCTGGTCAGTCAACTGAACCCCACTAACAATTACCTTAGCTTTCACCATTGTCCCATCATTAAGACGATATTCATTCCAAGATTCAGATACCGTCTCAAATTCTTTTTCTTCTATGATCTTCATTCTACCTTCTCTCTTACAACCACCTGCACCCAATCGTTCCCTTTGCGTCCTACATTTCCCACTGGATACCAACCATCCTTGCAGAGTTTGGCAGTCTCATGTTCAAGAATAAGACCGTTCTTGTGGCAGAGGACTTTGAATTCTGGAACTTTAATATCAAGGGAAGTAATCATATTGTTTTCCAATTCCTTTTCTTCGGCAGGTTCCCCATCCAATCGTTTGGTTTTGGAGGAATGTACTCACCGATCTCTGGTAAAGCTAACCATAAATAATTATATGCATGTCGATAGTGATCGCTTCCAGTTTTAACCCAGCATTGCCTGACCGAGCCGGTATCCTTATCCTCTTCTTTCTTGCGGGCAATATTATGGGCATGGCGGGCGAAGAGTTTAACATCCGTATCGTCCGACCGAGGGATAGAAATCTTCTGTTCATGAATAGCTCGGGTAGATGAGTTGAGGGATTCAGTCCGATCAACACTTACCATCCAATCATTCTCATTCCACTTGGCTGCGCCCTTCTGTTTATCGGAATAGTAGCAGAGGAAAACCTTCCCATTAAACTCTTTAGCAAAACTCCTGGCCTTGGCCTGATCGGGGAGTCCATCAACCACACAACGGGCGATATTAAACTGATCCATCAGCTCACCAATCTCCGCCCATTTCTCTCGAATACAGACCCTAACGATGTTACAGGGTTTACCCTCTTGGCGGTATCCGATCGTGACATGAAACTTTCCCCCTTCTTCCTTGGGCTGATCGACCCCCATAGCCGCAGGACCCGCAAAAGCACTGAGCTGAAGATTGCTGGTACAGAGGGCAAGGATGTCACGGATTTCAAGTCGGGCTTCAGCGTCAACATAGGGAATGCCGAGTTTATCGTTGAAAAGGGTGGTGAGCTCGCGCTTCTTACGGAACTGATCAAGGATCTTCCAGGGATTAACATAACGAGAGAAGAGTTGGGAGAAGTGGTAACCAAGGATGTTGGAGTCAAGGTCTCGAGGCACCCATTCTATTTTAGAGGACAAAGGGAGCTCACGCTTACATTTCTTACATATCCTAATTGCTTTCTCCCTCTTTGCATCCACCTCGACAATGCAGTCCGGGAACTCATCCTCAAAGCACGTCCATTCGTTACAGTGAAGGCATTGGAAATGAAGGAACCGCTGATCGGAAGGCCTGATACCGGCATCCGGAGAACCAGCAAAATAAGCATCTATTCCATAAGCGGGGATGGATGGGACCGAGAGCCGGTGAGTGAACTTCTTCTCTTCCTCAATGTGACTCATCCGCTCCTCAGCCAATGCCACCAGTGACCAATCCTCAATTTCTTCAATCTCATCAAAGACCATCTTATCAACCGTGATGGTCTTGAGGCCTATCCTCGACTGCATCCCTCTAAAGAACAACCATGCATTACCGACCTTCTTGACGTTCGCGGTGTCCGTATCCTTGATCCATGAACCGATGATAGGGTTCTCATCAATGAGGCTCTGTGCCTTGGACTTTGAGAACTCCGTAACATCCGTCTTCGAAGGAAGTAGATAGAGTACGCCATGAGGATAGGTCCCGTACCTCGCACCGTGGTAAGTATCGAGAAGTTCTAGGGTTGACAACCCCATCTGGGCCGCCTTCTCAAAGATCACCTCCTGATGCTTCCGAATCTGCTCGTAGGGCTCAATCAAATATTCATGGTACTTGAACGAAAAAGGCTGGCCATCAAGCATAATGCCGGCATTGAGAGAGAAGAAAGCGAGGTCGTCCCGGTAGAGTTCTTCGTGGGCGCGCTGGTCAAGATAGGTGCTATTGACGACTACTTGAGGTTCGATGTCTCCTCCTTAAAAAACTCTTGACTTCTTAAATCACTCTGATATTATCTATCCCACGGAGGAATAATGAAACCTCGTTATGCCGTTCTCATAACAATCTTTCTCATCCTCATCATCTGCATCCTCTCCCTATTCAGATATTCAATCCATCCCGTTTCTAGTTCCAATACTCTCATCACCGGCTATAAACTCGACCGACTCACAGGCCAAGTCTTTGTCCTCTACGGCAATAAAGAATTCCCCATGAAACAACAACTTCCACTAAACGAGTTCTCAGACCTGATCCCGAAGAAATAGTCTATCTCAATCCAAGCAAGGTCTTTAACCCACAATGAAAACAAACATACCACATTCTTCCGCTCAATGCCTTCCCGTCTACCCACTACTGATGAAAACCCCACTTCTCATAGTACCAACAGAAGTCAGCAAAGTAGGGAAAACTATTTTTCATAAATTACCCCCAAAAATTTCTGAGAATTAAATCTGGATGAATATGAGAGAATAGAGAGAGAAGGGTTAATGCTACATGGAGGGGAGGTGAATCCACAGTTTAAGGGGACTGCCGGTAGGGGGGGGTAGGGGGCCTTGCCTCTTCTCTCCATCGCTTAACTCTCCTTACTTATAGACAATTTACGTCTGATAATACACATTCTGTGAATGTTCGCCATAATGTCCGACTCTAATATCTCAATGATATCAAGTACTCCTCAGGCATACTTAAAGTTAACCTAAGTTTCTCCGTACCACCTGCCCGCAAACCCTTGATACGAGCGAGTTTGGCATAATGTCAAACATCCTTCTTTATGGCCGCTTTCATCGTCCTTTCCTTAATGATCTGCTTCCGGGCCTCCAGATCAAGTTGCTCATCCTCGGTTAATGGGACCACCGGCAGACCTTCAACTGTAATGTGATGTTTCTCGGAAGGATAATGACTGAGGATCTTATGAGCATCCATCCTTGCTCGCTGGCGGATGTCCCAGGCTATCTTTGGATCAGAGTCGACCACACCACCTTGATACTGAAAGGTCTTGGTTTCGGTTGCGCCGAGTTCTTCCTTGAGTTTATCCGCGAGATAGTCAACAGTAATACCTTTCTTTTCAAGACATTCAACGATGGGATTACCCAAAGACTCGTAAATTCTTTTCCCGACTTCGACAGGATCGAGAGCCATATTCCTTAATCTACCACTACATTTAGCTTTGTCAAGACCCCATCTTGCTATATTTAGCTAATAGGGTGTTAGAGGATTAATATTTAGATAGGCCTTAGAAATTCGGGTTTTCACGAAGGAATTTTTGAATCAAGCTGAGATGAGTGTATTGGCAGAGCTTCCGATGTGGGATTTTACCTATGTAAGTTTGAAATATGATCTTAGCCTTTTTGAGCTGGGGCCATTTGTTTTGATCGAAGGTTGAGTATGAGTAAGGAAAGTATTTAGCGATTTCTCGTTTACCGATGATTAACTGTGTTGAGCCAACCATACTTTTCCTCCTTGGGAGTATATGTAGATCACTTCGGGAATGATATGCTTTATCTCATATTCTGTGCCTCGTTCTTTTTTTTAACTCTTAGGGTGTTGGAGATAATTAAGAACCAAGATATAGTATGTTGTCAAGAGAAATCAGCAGAGGCTAAGTATATTAGGTGGTTGCAAATGGTTACATAATATTCGGGTACGCTCTCACGTGCGCGTGAATCATTTAAGAATGGTTTGTGCCGTTTTTTGTTAAAGCCATGCCAAAAATTGACTTAATCATTTCAGATACTTAGCTGTTTTAGTATGCAAAGATTTCAAAAACCTCTGTATTCTTTTATGAACAGTCTAATGATTTCAATCGGTTAGATTTTGGCACAGGGTTTGCAGATATTAAGCTCAAGGAGCGGAAGGTGGTTTTTTATTTAGCATTAAATCTAAGGGTATTTGGCACAGGGTTAATTGGCTTAAAAGCCACCTTAACCGCTCCAACTGTGTTGAATACCCTTTTCTTTTATAGGAGTTAAAAGATGGGAATGGGAAGACCGCCAAAAGACGGATTTATCAGTCCCTGCAGATCAAGGCAAATTGCAAGAAAAAAGTTAGAAAAAGTGTTAGGTTATAAATTGCCGAGTCAGTTTTTTTCCATCATATCAATGGCAATCCTTTTGATAATGACATTTCTAATCTTAAACCATTAACCAACTCAGAACATAGCAAATTGCATCTTAAGGAATGGTGGGACCAGTTATATTCAGAATGCCCAAATAATTTATTAACTGAATTGGAAGAAGCGATCCGGGAACTAAACAATTCCTACGATTAGGGCCTCAAATCTATTGGATGCCCTTTTTGTTCCCGCTGGGCAGAAAGGAGAAAGAAGATGACACTAAATTACGGAGGTAAAAAGTTAAGTGGTTTTTATCCTAATGTAGCTGAGGGCCGGAATCCATTTAGTTTCAGAAAACATGATTGGTATAGTTTCAAGAATATAGGAGAAATTGAATCGTTCATAAACCATATTAAGGAAGAATTGTCAAAAAAGGCTTATTCTCGTGTATCTTATAGAATTTTAAAGGGATTGAGATTTTCCGACTAACCCCTAACACCCTTTAGGCAGAAAGGAGCGGCAAAGATGAGTCGTAAAATGGATGAAACAAGGATCGTAAAAGAAGCGTTAAAGGGATTAGGTTATAGGGTAAAGGTTACACATGGAATAGGTACAGGATCAGGATGGATCAAAGCCTATATTCCTAAACCTATCTGGGAACAGGATCGGCAAAGGGTAGAGCAGATGATTGCTAATGCAGTTGGCAGGACAAATGAGGATAATAACCGGATCGTTGTTCATTGGTATGAATAGAAAGGAGAAAGGGAAAATGGGTTACCCAATAACATTTCAATGCGATTGCTCAGAGGATAAATTCTTCATTAAAAGATTTTTAGATGGAACTATAGAAATTATCTGTTCATCATGTGAAGAGCATTTTAATTTAACTCAAGTCCTCGAAGAATTACAGAAAGACTAATAATATGAATCGTCGCTTTCGTTATGCCTGGTCTCACAATCTCCTCGTCCGTGCTATGTGGTATGAGGAGGAGCATTTCAAACGATTGCATAATCGGATATATGGAAAGGAGGATATTTAGATGGAATGGGACACAAAACAAAGAGATATGAATCTTGTAATTGAGGATGCGAGGGTCAGATTTGGAGAAGTTAACCCCTGGACCCTTCGAGAATCGGCTTGTCATAAATTCAAAGACTGGAATCCTACCGATGAGGATATTAAAGAAATGATGATAATGAATCAATGGACAATTGAAAGGGTAGAAGGTTAACCCATGAAGCAACTCTTTTTCATCATGGGCTATCTGACTGTTTGGCTTTTGTTCTTGAGACTGATTTAAATCTTCTCCTTTGGGCTCCCCGACGTTTTATAGTCTTCTCTTGATAATGGGCCTCATGTCCTTTGCCTTTCCATAGGGGTCCATGTTCAGGCTCAAGAATATTGTGCTGATCCTGTTTGGCTCTAACCCTTGCCTCATACTCAAAGTCGTCGCTCCTCCCACAATGCAGGCAATGCCCTTCATTTCCAATTGGACCGTCACACCAAAGACATTTACTCATTTGGATTTACCTTTCCATGCAACAAAAGCACATAATCCCGGATCTTCTACTCCAAAACCAGTTATTTCACCTAAAACTTCAAGAACCTCTAAACGAACTTTATTTGATGAGAATCTTGATAATTTTAGGGCTTCAGATACATCTTCGGGAGTGATGTAATCTCTCTTGTTCTTTTGAGCAATTTCAATTATAGAATTCACATCAACCTCCAGCCATTCCACCACCACAAATCTTTAGCTCTTCCACCTGATCTCCGCTTCTTCGACGGCGCCCGAGCTCTTGACAATAAACACCCGATAGAATACCCTGCCATTGGATACCCGGGACCAAACCCATCCCGGCATTCCTTTGCCTTGGATAGCCTTGATTTTCTCAGACTTGTGACCCAGATCGCTAACCTGGTGAAAAAAATATGAATACTGATAAAAAGATACCAAATCAAAGACAGAAAAAATATCGCAATGTACTGGATTTGCTCTATTATTAAACCATTTACTTTTGAAAAATGGCCCATCGACAACATGACCAATCCCCTCCAATATTTTTTTGACTTCATTACAAAATACGAATCCTTTAGCTCTATTATCCAAATAATTTTCCCTGTCTTAACTGAGTTACTTCTTTTTCAAGTTGATTGATTCTTTTAATATAGGGATTAACCAATCGATCATGTTTGTTGACTGGCATAGCAGCCAAATTATTAATTCTATTATCTGTTCTAACTCCATTTAAATGATGAATTATCCAACCTTTAGGAAGTTTTTTATTATGATAGTTTTCCCAAACAACAATATGCTCTAATACATAACCATTTTGATTTGCTCGATAATGATGAGGGAAATAGAGACCCGTGTATCCTTGGGCCATTTTTATTTTCCCACCCTTCCAATTGGGTGCACGGTCGGCCCTGCCCGTAGCCTCTCGTGCTGTTCTAAGTTTCTTCCCATTTGCAATAAGTCTGTACCTAATTCCTTCTGGGGTCATTCCAACTAATTTGCCAATTTTAGAACAAGACAAACCAGATCGGTACAAATCAATAATTTTCCCTGTTGATATTTCTTTTTTAAATCGCATTGGTTTTCCCTCCAAAGAATGCCGTGGTATATCCGGGTCCCTCGACCTGATGACCGATCGCTTCGAGAATCTTCTTAACCTCGCGACAGAAGATTAAACCTTTAGCGCGGTTATTCATTATTGGTCCCCCGCAGCTCTCATCTTAAAATCGATCTCCCTGGGTCTTTTACCTTTATCTTCCAAATAAGTGCCATAATCTGGGTAATGAGGATCATATCCAAGGAACACCAAGAGTTCGGATATCTTAGGAAAGAATTTAAGCTCTTTAATGGCCCTCTTGATGGCATATTTGATGCCTTCAATTGAGTAACCTTTTAAGAAATCGAAATAAATCTTTGCTCTTTCCTTCGACATATCCTCTTTAAAGGCTTCTGAAAGCACGGCCATTAAAACCAAAAATTCTTTCTTATCCTTTTCTTGCATTTTCCTCCTCCTTTATTTCATTTGCCCAAGACTTCAAACCGGAATGCTTCTGTTTATCATAATTTCCCTCATAAACTTTTAATGCATTCTTGTCATTTTCGATTAGCCAATCAAAAGATGGTCTCCAATTACCTCCATCTTTGGAAGTAAAATAAATCCCATCTGCCTTTTGAAAGACTATTAACCACCATTCTTTTTCGGGATGCTTCTTTAAACGAATAGTAGTTTTTTGTTTTCTTGATTCTGTTAGTTCGGTTATTTGGGGAAGATTTGAACAGGTTTCATTGAATAATGTGAATAGGGAGTCAGGAGTCAGGTTAAAGGAGTCAGGAGTCAGGTTAAAGGAGTCAGAAGGATTACACTTAGGTTTATCTAAGATAGTTTTAGGTTTTCTCTTAGGTTTATCTTGGATAGGATTTAAAGCAGGTATGATACTATCTTTTTCTTGCCAGTGTGGGGTTTGGTGTTTTAAAAAAGCATTTATTTCTATATACTTATTGCCATTTACAGAATATCTTGTAATAAACTTTTTTTCATTAAGTATCACGAGAAGATCATTAATATTGCAATCATCATAAGGTAATATTTCAATTTTAATTCTTTGCGGTCGATCCTCTAATCTTCCCTTCCGATCAGCCAAACACCACAAACCTTCAAATAATATTCGGCCAAGGGCATTAATTTGCGCCAATTCCTCATTTTTAAAGAATCCTGGTTTTAGATTTCTTGCTCTCATATTCTGTTTTTTGGAAGTATCCCCCTTGGGTGGAAATATTTCAGTTTTAAGGTTCCAGACTTTATTTGTCCTTTTTGTTCTCGCTTGGTATAAAAAAAGATTTCTTGAAGAGAAACCAAATCAAAAAGATCAAATCCAGAATGCCAAATTTGATTTAGAGTATTCCCAATTTCTGCAATCGTATCTCCATGCAAATATCCGAAAATATCATCATTCTTTTCAGAATGGCAGTTTTCGCACAGTGTGATTAAATACCCATCATTTAAATCCCAAGGATCAGTGTCTTTAAAATAAAATAAATGATGAACATGAAGTGTTTTCTCTTTTTCGCCACACGATTTGCAAGTCCATTGATCCCGTTGAAGAATTTCAAGCCTTTTCTTTTGCCATCTTGGATCTTTCAACTTCTCTAAGTAGTCCATAATTCCTCCATAACCGGCGCCTTGCCCAAGTTAGCTCCTATTCAAAAAGAATCCCTTGCCTATGTCGCTCAATACCCGTTTCGTACATTTTAGGGTCAATCTCACAAGAATCCCATTTTAGATTGAGCTCTCGAGCTGCTCGGCCAGTAGTATCAGATCCGGCGAATGGATCAACGATTCTCTCCCCTTCCTTGAACCAATCTCGTAAAATCTGTTTTACATTTTTGAATGGCCGAGCGCAGGGATGATTCGTATCTGACTTTCCAGTTGAATACTTGACATATTCTTGAGGTTTACATTTTCCGCCGACCTTGTCAGGCCATGGAGATTCGGGTTTGGCAAAGTAAAGAATCGCATCGAAGTATGACTGGAGACCAGCCATGAACCTCGGAGGCATATATTTGACAAAGATCATCCAACGGTACTCGAGAGTGGTCACTATTTTACAGACAGGACCAATGTGTCGTACTCCCAACCAGATCAAACATCGGCCGTCGGGCTTAAGAATTCTCGCCCCCTCATTTGTCATTCCCTTAATCAGCTCGAGCCAATTTTCATTTCCTCTGATAATTCCTTTTTTTGTTCTATGTCCAGTCGATGATTCAGATACTCGAAATCCCCACGGTGGGTCCGTAAAAATCCCATCCACGGATTTATCGGGAAGGGATTTAAGAAATTCAATGCCATCCATTAGGCGATACATCTCTCACCTAACAACCCTCCCCCAAGGTCCGGTTTTGAGGGGGGGGAATAGGAGGGCCGGACCCCGAGGGAGAGTTAAACTGCAACCCTTTTGCAATCTGCACATAGATTATTTAAATTGGTTTTGGTGGAAAATAGTGGAGGATTTTTGAGGATAAATACTTGATATTGTTGGCTGAGGGGCAAGGATTCGAACCTTACCCATCCACCTGACTATCAATGGTTTGCTGGTGGTCATGGTGGAATTTGGTGGAAAATTAGCCCTCAAGTCTTTCCTCTCACTATTTCCACGACCTTATTTTCCGTCTGGTCGCTGTAATGCTTCCTGATTATTTCAGGGGAATTTCCGAGCAACTGAGCTGCATCCTGGATAAGCATCCCCTTCTTTAGCCATCGGCTTGTTGCACTCGATCGGAGATCCCGCAGAGTCATTACCCGAGCACTGTATTTTTGTACAGCCTGTTTCATCGCCCTATTCCACCGACTCTCTCGAACATGCCGGGTGTAGGGATGGCGCCCTATCTGAAAAACGAAGGTAGATAGAGTGGTTGATTTGAGATAGGGTTCGATCTCGGGGATGATCGGGAGTCCCCTTTCCTTCATGGTCTTGGTTTTTGGCTTTACGCGCCCATTGACAAAGACGGTCGAAATGGTGATCTCCCCGGTTTCCCAGTTAATAGCTGATCGAAGGAGCCCACTGGCTTCCTCGGGACGGACTCCGTAATACCGGATAAAAAGGAAATAACCCCTATCTTGCTCCTGGATGAACTCAAAGACTTGATCAATTTCTTTGTCTGTAAATTTCTTTGGCCGGGGTTGCTGGTAAGAAATTGAAGGGAATTGAGGAAAGATATTGATTGAACGTTTGAAGTAATTTAGAAATCCATGCAACATCATCAGGATATTCTTGATTGTCTTCCCCTTAAGGTCCCTGCCCTCCAGCCATTTGACAAAGGCCTGGAGTTGGACGTCATCGATTGTTCGAAAGTCTTGATTGGCGAAATAAACCATGAAATATTTCTTCCAGATCCATTCCTTTGCCTTTTGCCAGCCGGAATCAGTCTGCTTCCGATCAAGGTAGAGAGCAAACGCCTCATCAAGCTTATATGGCGTCTTGTTCTTGAACTTTGAAGGATGATAACGGTTCTTAGCAGGATCCGGATCGTAAAGAGCGTTTAGATGTTCGAGAAATGAATAAGCATAGAACTTAGATTTAAGCGGCCTACCAAATTCGTCATGAGAAAACCATTCCCCTTTAAAGTAAACCCTAAAGCCTTTGCCATGTGAATAGACTTTTCCTTTCATATCCCCCTCCTCGATTGGAATGAGAAGGAGGGTATCACTGGGTATGGGAGAGGTCAAGTTGATCATTTCGTCTCAAACCACAACAGGTTGTGGGTAAAAACTTTCTTGTCTACTTTGTTTGATAATGTAGACTTCATTTCTCTTGCTCTTCATCTCCGTTTCTGAGATAGTCTTTCATGCGGAAATTCGAATTATGAAGAGATTGAATTACCCATTTACGACAAAGATCAGAGATATTAATTCCTTCATCGATGGCTTTATCTTCGAGTTGGATTTTCAGGCGTGCCGATACTTTAAAGGTGATTGTTTCGGTAAGTTTCTCCACTTGATCTTACCCCCCTCTTTTGATAAGTTAGTGGTTAAAAGCGGAAGCCCCGGAAATATCGCCCTTCAAGCTCCATTATCCGAGGCCCCCCCAGGGGATCGGCTCCCCTTTTTGTTTAGAAAGGAGAAAATATGAAAACCAAATTGTTTATCGCGTTAATTGTTCTAATCGTAATCTGCCTCTGGATGATGCGTTACAGTATTACCTCCGGTGTCGAAGGGGCTTATAAATTGGACCGATTCACAGGGAAAGTCACTTATATTGACAAAATTTTTGAATTTAATATTAGAAAAATTATAAAAAAGTGACAATTTTTGTTCATGATTTGGAACATTTATTGCGTCCAAAAACTAATAACTTGCCATGATTTATCAAGGGTATACATGATTTCTATTGGCACGATTCTTGAGTATCCCTTTTGTGTAAAGGATACAGGAGTTCCAACCTTGTTACTAACCCTTCGGTATCTTTCTCAATCCGAAGTGCAAGATCGGGTGATGGCCGAACATGTCCAGAGGAAATCTGTCTCAAATACCCATATCGATAGCCATTCTCATCACAGAATTGTTTCAATGTTTTTTTTCGCAATTCGCAAAAATCCCGAATTTTCATAGTTCTACTTTATATAACATCGAAAAGGAAATGTCAAGAAAAATCCATCGTAACCGAAAATGGGGTCAAGTTCTTAAACAATTACGCCTTGATTCAGATTTGACTCAAGAAGAACTTGCCCGATTAATGGGACTTCGAACAGGAAAAGGCAAAATTTCAGAAATTGAAAAGGGTAAATTGCCTCTCACAGAGGAAAGAATAAGACTTTGGATAAATAAATGCGGGAAAACCATGTTTGACTTTTACTCCTCGGCAACTATCTACGAAGGCGGAAAATCCCTCCTCGAAATATTTAAATCCATTACCAAATCCTAATTCCCAAATATTTTTAAAAATAATGCTTGACAATTTATGTTCTACATGATAGAACATCAATCAACGTTCAACGAGGTTGTTCTTAGGATGCCCCAAGACAAGCGAACTCAAAAACCCATAGGTAGGTATCATGTGAAGGAAGAAAATCCCTGTAGACCACATAGAAAGAGCGGTAGTAGGCATAAATGGGGTGAAATACAGGCAGCGCCATGAATCCCATCTCTCCGGAGGATTAAAATGAAATTAACCAAAGCAATTCTAAATAAATATAAAATCCATAATTCATGGCAAATAGCAGAAATTTTAAATAATAAATTATTTTTAGCCTACAACCCTATTCAAGACGGAAGAGCATATAGATCGGCAAATTGGAAAATTGTTGGCATTAACTTTAAAACTGATCCAGATTCTCCTTGGTATAATGGTGGATGTAAAACATTTAGTGTTTTTGGAAGTAATCATAAACGAGCCAAAAAAGAATCCTTCGATCAAGCTATAAATTGGATTAAGGAAAAATATGGATTAGAAATGACAGATAGAGATATATGGGGAAATTATCATCAATCAAATTCTTTAATGAAATTAAGAGTAATATTAGAAGAAAATAAACAAATAAATGAATCCCATGTCCCATGAGTCTCTGTTAGACGGCCATCCGGCATAGCCGAGAACCCGCAAGTTGACTGTAATTGGGACTTAATCTTCATAACCTGAAATGGCGGAAGGGGGAATGGCAGAAGCGATTTAGAATTTCACTTTAGACGAAAGGAGGTGATTGAATGAACATTATAAGTTTGAAAGAATTGAGATTAAAGGTTGAATCTGCTCAAAATCTATTAGAAAACCTTTTTGAAATGCTTGTCGATGATAATGCAGTCATCATTGACATTCCGGCCCCTGAAAAGAAGGTTCGCAAGAAAAGGGTGAAGAAGGAAAAGACGGTTATGTTGGGACCATTACATCCCAGTTTACCAGAGAAACCGAAACGGGGCCGAAGAGCCAAACATGCTTTTGTTGAACCCAAATTAAGGGAAGGGGAAACACCAGTATAATTGAAAAGGAGTAGAAATGTTCTGGACAGGTTTCGTAGTCGGCATCTTTGTGGGTTGTTTGCTTGGAGTTTTTGTGATGGGATTAATGATAGTCTCCAGAGATGCGTATTGACAATGGGCGGTGGCCTGTCCGTGGAGCGGCCCTTGATAAGTTTGAGAAGCATTTGAGGAAGTACAAATCAAGGTTTAATTCTACTGGAATTATTTGGGATATTAGAGATGGGAAATGTCCATTACATTTATGTCTTTCTTCTTGCTTTTGTTTAACAGTAAGTCACCCTCAAAAAGTTATAAAGGATAGGGTTAACCTTTGTAAAATAAATAAAGACTGGCCTTATCAAAGTGCATATTATCAAAATCACAAATCGTCTATTAATCTCAAAGATCAGATGATTGCTAAAGTCAATAAGGTTTATAAAGAAAAATAAATGCCATATTTCCTTTGCGAGAAATCACGTCAGAAATTCAAATTATCGGATGAGGTCTGTACCTTAAAGAAATGTCCATACTTGGTCGATCTCAAATGTACCGCACAGGTCAAGAAGGCGATTAAGAGGAGAAAGAATGAGAGAGATAAAGTTTAGGGCGTGGTGGAAACAAGAAAAGGTGATGATTAATGACTTAGAAGCAATATATCCAAAAGGGAAATGTGCTGGAATTTTTGGTGTAAAAACCATTAAAGGTGAAAGTCTCTGGAATTTTGAAGATATTGAACTCATGCAATTTACTGGCCTCCACGATTCAAAAGGAAAAGAAATTTGGGAGGGGGATATTGTTCTTATTAAAAGCCAATATGAAACAGATGAACCAATAAAGTGTAAGGCAAAGGTCTTTTTCGATGATGGTTCTTTTAGGTCTGATTTTCATAATGCAATTCTTACTGAAGCATTTTGTCAGAGTGCTGGAAATTGGATTGTTGAAGTCATTAGTAATATTTATGAGAACCCTGAGTTGATGAAGGAGACCCCATGAGAAGAAAGCTAAAGAAAAAGATCGGATGGAGGCTGTGGCTGATAAGGAAATTGCTACCTATCGGATGGAGGGTATGGTTGGTAAAAAAGTTGGTAAAAATACTTCTACTTGATCATCACGTTCACCATAACCCTGACAGGAAAAATGAGGGAACAGTAAATGAATCCACGCCCATGTAAACAATGTAATCAAGATGTTGGTACTAAGAGAAAAACGTTTTGTTCAAAATCCTGCTATACAAAATACCAATCTTTAAACCCCAACCCAGGTACATTCAAAATTGGTAGAAAGCAAACAGTTGCTCAACGGAAGGCACTTGCCACTATTCCAAGATTGTCAACCGAAGAAAGATTTTTTAGAAAAGCAAGAATTGATATTAATGGATGTTGGAACTGGATAGCATCTATTAAGCCTGGGGGCTATGGTAATTTTGGAATTAAAAAAAATGGGCAACAACAAACATTTAATGCTCATAGGTGGTCTTATGCTTATCTTAAAGGGGAAATTCCAACCAATCTTACAATAGATCATCTTTGTAGAAATCCTCGTTGTGTAAATCCTGATCATATGGAATTAGTAACTATGCGAGAGAATCTTTTGCGTGGGAATGGTTTTCCAGCTCAAAATGCAAGAAAAACTCATTGTGACAATGGTCACGAATTAGTTTCTTATCCTTATAATGGAAGTGCAAAACGATATTGCCCGATCTGTACTTCCATTAGGATGAAAAATTATAGGGTCCTAAACCACGAATGGTATTTGAAAGTAAAAAGGGATTCATATCATAGAGTGAAAGAAAGAAATAAACTGAAGGAAAAGTCTATCGAGCCGGTGGAGGTGTGAGATGAGGAAGAAAGATTTAAGCTTAAGCCCTCAACGTTTTGGAAATCAGGATTATTGGTATTATGAAGCCGAAGCAGGAATTGAACTCGTAGATTCTAAATCATCAAAGATTATCATTATCCCTTGGCGAAAACTCAAGGCATCTTTGGAGAGGTGGGAAAAATGAGCGATATCTTTGAGGTCACATGCTGGCTGGCTCTTGCATGTTGTGCGGCCTATCTCAGTTGGGTTGTATTTCTGCCATTTATCTTAATATTCTTTTAGGGAGGCTAAAAAATGGTTCAATGTGTATGCCAAATTTGTGGGAATCCTTTTCAAACATGGATGTCAGAAATTAAAAGAGGAGGGGGCAGATTTTGTTCTCAAAATTGTTGGTATAAATATAGCAAGGGTAAAAGTTTTTTGTCAGAAGAAGGAAGAAAAAGACTTAGTGAAAGCAGAAAAGGTTCTGGGAATCCTATGTATGGTATTAGATTAATAGGTTCTTTAAATGGCTATTGGAAAGGTGGTTATACTTATGATGGCAGAGGACATATTTTAATCAAAATGCCTGATCATCCAAACGCAAGTTTAGAGGGATATATAGGAGAACATAGATTAATTGCTTCAAACGTTTTAGGAAGACCACTAAAAGAAGGCGAGATTGTTCATCATATCAACAGAAATCCTAAAGATAATAGTAATTGCAATCTTATCATCTGTAACCAAAGTTACCATGATCTAATTCATCATAAGATGCGAAAGAAAGGATTGGCTCCTCAAAGAAAAAACCAAATCGTCAACCCTTAAAAGATTCAACAAAATTAAAAATTAGTAATTCATTAAAAGAATACAATAGGAGGATTCATGGAGCAGTATAGAAGAAAAACATGGTCTTTTACTTATGGTGAATTTTTTATGGTTATACTTTTTTGTCTTTTAATTGGCACAGGATTGGGGATGTTTTATCGCATCAAGCAAGTGGAACCCCAATTAACTATTGCCCAGGCCGAGATTAAACGATCTCATTCCCTGATGGTAAAAGACCTCACCGAACTGGATGTCCGATTGACATTGATTGAAAAGCAAATTCATGGGACAAGGGTGAAGAAATGAATTGGCTTGAACGAATATCAACTTTATCTATTAATCCCGACATGGCAACAAGAGAAGATATTGCCCATCTTGCTGCCGACCTGATGGAAGCGAGACATGAATTGACAAGACTCTCAGAAATATTAGGCGATGAAGATAGAGAAATTATTGATATGATTTTGAACGGTGAGAAATGATCGGCGCCCTAACCCTTCCAACTTTAAAAGACCTGTGCCGTCGATGGTGTGGCAAGAGAGATTGCGAATGGGTAAAGAAGGGTGTAGGGTGTGTGTATATTTCGGGATGGTGGAGGAAAAAAGATGAAAAAATTTACAGTATTTTTCGATCAAAGGAATAGGACTAATTTTCAGGTTTTGGCTAAAGATCAAAATGAAGCAGAATTTAAGGCTCTTAACCTCTATAAAAAGAATATCGATATTCCTTGTTCAACTATCCAGGAAGAATGGTTAGTTGAATCAGATGGTGAAGATAAATAACGAAATTATTGGGAAAAGGAGGGAATGATGATTGACAAACCTGGATCTTATAAAATAAGGATGGAGGAATATCAAAACGATCCTTGTGAAATTCCTTCTTTGTCTCGTTCTACAATCCAAGATTTAATTTATCGTTCCCCAGCTCACGCTTGGTTTAACCATCCTCGTCTAAATCCTAATTTTAAACCAGAAGAAGGGGAAAAGAAGTTTGATATTGGACAAGTTGCCCATTCTCTTTTGCTCGAAGGACTCGACAATGCTGCTGTAATTGAAGCCGATGACTGGAGAACGAAGGCAGCCAAAGAACAGAGAGATAAAGCGAGAAGTGAAGGGAAAGTACCTTTGCTTCTTCATCAGTTCGAAGAAGTTGGAAAGATGGTAACTGCGGCAGATCGCCAAATTATAGCCTGTAAGGAATTGGGTATAGGAATAATATCTTTAGAAAGTGAAAATTCCGAAACATCCTGTATTTGGCAAGAAGAAGAAACATGGTTTCGCATTCGTCCCGATTGGATTAGCAAGGATCACAAATTGATCGTTGATTATAAGACGACCGGCATTAGTGTAAATCCTTCCGAACTCGCACGGCATATCGTCAACATGGGATATGATATTCAGGCTGCCCTTTATTCAAGAGGAGTAAAAAGCATTCAGGGAGAAGATCCTAAATTCATATTTGTCTTTCAAGAAATCGAAGAACCATATTTTTGCTCATTCATTGGTCTGCCCCCTGATTTCTTAGAGATGGGCAAGCAAAAAGTAGAATACGGTATCTTCCTTTGGCAAGAATGTATGAGATTAAATAAGTGGCCTGCCTATCCTAATCAGGTATGTTGGATTGATCTACCGATTTGGGCTTCCTTGGCTTGGGAGAAGAGAGCGACAGATTTAGGAACCGGAGAATAGAAAGGAGAAATCATGAAAGTGAAACGACTTATTATTAAGAATATTGGCATGATCAAAGATACTACGATTGAATTAAACAAACCTCTCATTCTTTTTTATGGCGATCTGATGATGGGAAAAACAACCATTTTGAATTCGGTTAAATTCTGCTTCGGAGGTTCATATCCTTCAGATATTATCCGCCATGGTGAGACAGGGGCCAGTGTTACTCTTGAATTTGAAGGAGGGTCCCTAAACCGTGAATGGTATAAGGGCAAAGATGGGCAGACCCATGCAAGGGAGATTGTCTTTGTTAACAATGGGAAAATCATTAAGAAACCCGTCAAAGAGATTGAGAAGTTTTTAAACCCTTTCCTTCTTGACCAGGACTATCTCAGGAAGATGACCGAACTTGAGAGAAAGCAATATTTCACTACACTCTTTGCGGTGGATACCTCAGAGATCGATAAGGAGATGAACCAGATTGAAATTGATGCCAGGGATCTCCGAGCAAAGATTAAGGGATATGGGGAAATTGATTTGACGGAAGTGAAACCGATCGATGTTAATCCATTGAAGGCTCAATTAAACAAGGTTAAAGGGGATTATTCGGTTAAAATCTTTGATATAGATGCTCAGAATCGAATCGTTATTGAGCATAACAGCCAAGTTCTTAATGCAGAGGCAGACATCGAAGAGTGGGATAAAGAGATCAAAGAACTCGAAACTAAACTCGGAGATTGCCGAAATAGACGAAACGATATGTCGGCATGGGTAAAAGAAAATCCCCGTCAAACGGAGCAACAGAAACCAGAATCACCTGACACTTCAGCTATTGAAAACCAAATTACCGAAGGTGCCGCCAATCAGGTCCGGGTTGAGCAATATCAAAAGAACGTTGCCAGAAGTCAAGAAAGAGAAGATGACAAAGATAAACTCTCTCATATTGAGGAAAAGCAAAGGATTCTCAAGAAAGAAAAGGTTTCCAAACTTTTCAAGATAAGTGAGATCTGCGGGATCAAGGAACTCTCATTTGATGAATCAGGGGTTTTTACTTATCAGGGAACCCAAGCTGGTATGCTCTCCGGTTCACAGATTGAAAGATTATCCAAAGAACTGTCGGCACTCTATCCAGAAGGTTTAGGGATCGATCTTCTCGATAGAGGAGAGAGTCTTGGCCGTTCAATTTTCCAATATGTCGATATTGCTGATAAGAAAAAAGCTACGATTTTAGCAACTATCGTTGGTGAAAAACCAGCTAATATTCCAGAAAGGATAGGTGTTTATGTTGTGAAGGATGGAATTGTATTCATGGATGAGGAGGTAAGACCATGAATGGATTTACCTTTAGACCAGCGGTTAGGGAAGCAGTCTCGTTATTGATTGGGCTTATAGGACCCTCTGGCGGTGGCAAGACATTCACAGCTATGCGTCTTGCTAAGGGCATCTGTGGTGATAAACCATTTGCCGTTATCGACACCGAAGCAGGCCGAGCAAAGCATTATGCAGATCTTTTTAAATTTGATCATGGAGATTTAAAGATACCCTTTCGACCCTCTGCCTATACTGATGCTATCAAAGTTGCCGATGAAGCTGGTTATAAAGCTATTATCGTAGATTCATCTTCCCATGAATGGGCGGGAGAAGGAGGTATTTTAGATTGGCAAGAAGAAGAACTCCAACGTATGGCAGGAGATGATTGGAAGAAGCGAGAATCCTGCAAAATGGCTTCCTGGATTAAACCAAAAGGAGCCCATAAACAAATGATTCAGCGGCTTCTTCAGGTTCGGGCAAACTTAATTCTATGTTTTAGAGCCGAGGAAAAGATAAAGATGGAGAAAGACCAACAGGGAAAAATGCAAATTATTCCTATGGGTTTTCAACCCATTTGTTCAAAAGAAATGCCCTATGAATTAACGGTTTCTTTTTTGCTTACCCCAGATAAACCAGGAATCCCCCAACCTATAAAATTACAGGAACAGCATAAGCATATTTTTCCATTAAATAGACAAATTAATGAAGAATCGGGTAGACTCATTTCTATATGGGCAGTTGGTAAAAAGACCGATTCCAAAATTGGAGATGATAATCCAACGGAAACCGAAGTTCTCGAAGATGCGAAAAAGGCTGGTATGATTCCAGATCGACCGATTGAATCGGCACCAGAAGAAAAACTCATTCCAGATTGGGCCAAAGCAGTCGCAGATTTCTCAAGAACCATCTTGGCTTTCGGAAAGAAAAAGGAATTGATGGAATACTATCAAAAGAATCGAGCCGATTGGAAGAAACAATATCCTTCCAAAACGATAATTGAGATCACAAAGATGGTTAACGATAAATTAGAGAAATTAAAGGATTAATATTTGCCACGGGTAGGAGATAAGGGGAGGCTAAAGGGTGGTGTTTGATCGCTATGTGAGAAAGACAATGGGGAGCCTATATGTCCCATGCAGGGGAAGAAGAGAGCAAATTAACTTGCCCACCCCATTACAATGGTCCGCTTAGTTGACCATTTATTGAAAGGAAGGGAGAGATGACTGAATATAAATTTAGATTTAAGCATGGTGACAAAGTTAAGCATAAACTTGGGTATGAATTAGTTATTATTCAAAAACAAATCAGATTTGCCATTACAGACGGAAAGCCAAGTCTATGGTATTTATGTCGTGCAGAAAATATGGCAGATTTCATAGTAGCAGAAATTGAATTAGAATAAATCCAAGCGGTGGCCTGATAAGCCTAACCCAATGAAGGTTGTAGGTTAATACTCTGCCCGTCTTGGATCTAAAGGAGGTAATCTTATGGAATGCCCAAAATGTTTAGGTAAAGGCAAAGTAGCTAATTCCGTTGTTTGTCCTACTTGTAATGGTAAGGGATGGATATTTCCAAAATAAGTAACTCGCAGGGGTCAACTGGGGAGCATCCTGCGAAGGAGAGGAAGATGAAGAAGATTACAATAATTATAGATTGTTACTGGAAATGGATTGCCCAAATAAATAGTTACAGGGTGATGTTCAATCAAAAACCAATTGTTCAAGTAGTGCATAAAGGAATAATTACTTTTACACCGTATTATGAGGAGCAATCCAAATGACTTTCACCTCAACCTACATCGACATGATGAAAGAATCTCCGGTGCAGAAGGAGAGAAAGTTTTTATCATTTGGAGATTGGTATGCTGTTCAATCAGGGGGAGGGTTTCCACCCATTATTAGAATGATGTCAAGGGCAGGAGGCAACGGCTGGAAATCTTCAAGCACAATTTGGCTCCCCACCTCAGATGATTGGGTCGATCTATTCGCTGAATCAGAAGTTAAAATATTTAAAAAGTTAGGGAAAGCAATCCATTTAATATGGAGGTTAAGAAATTGGACTTTAATGGAAGAGTGTCATTGTAAAACATTATCTGAACTTTTATCTCATTTTTGGCACTACGAGAAAGGATTAATTTGGAACGGAACTAATTGGAAGGAACGGAAAGTATGTATATAAATATTGTAAGAGGACAACCAAGAAGATTGAGACACATTGGAAAAAATAAATATCAATATAACTCCAGACTAATAATAGAGAAGCATTTAGGCAGAAAACTTTCGGCGAATGAAGTTGTTCACCATATAGATAGGAATACCTTGAATGATAACATTGAGAATTTATTGCTTCAAGATAAAAGACAGCATATTGTCGACCATCAAAAGAATGGGGGATTTAGGAGAAAGTTTAAAGACCAAGATACAAATTGGTGTTGCTCTTGCCAGCAATTCCTTCCTAAAGAACAATTTTCAAGGAACAGGAACCGCTGGAATGGGTTAAGTCACTATTGCAGAAAATGTGATCACGAACATTATCAAAAACATCAGAACTCCTCTCCGCCTTCTATCACAAGCAAAGGTGGGGAATGAGATGGGAAAATAATCAGTGGATTGGGGAGGACAAATGACCGAAGATGAAAAAGAGTTTGAGGAAGTTTGGAAAGATAAAACATGGATGGGTTTTGAACTGGGAAGAAAGTTATTTAAAACTGATCCAAGAATTATAGAAATGGTCAAGCGCATTAGTCTATTCTATTGGCTTGAATCCAGAAGGAGGTTTATTGCCCAACTAAGAGAGGATTCTAAACTTGCAGGATTTGATATTGAAGAATGGGATGAGGAAATTGTGGATCAGATGAAAGGAGAGGAAGATGAACACCCCAGAACCTTGTGATACCTGTAAATATTGTAAGTATGATGTAATGCATGAAGATGATCCATTATCTACGTCATGGTGTGAATATGGTTTGACACCCACCGATAAAGAATGCTCTACGTGGGAACATTGGAGCCAAAAATGATTACATCTGCCCCAGGGATGGGAAGTAGGCAGTGGGGAGAGATGATTAGGTCTTACACCATCATTCTTACTAATTGTGATTGTTGCTCCGACACTATTGCCCGTACATCAACTAAATGGATTTTTGGGCCTCGATGCCCAGGATGTAAGAAAATCCTTGGTTTTATGGAATGGCAAGAAGATTTGAGATTTGGAAAAATAAGGGCAACTGGAGAATTAGAAGCACTTAGTATTTATTTTAAGAAATCAAGGAATATAAGTAAAGGAGGTTGAGGGATGGATAGAAAATTAAGGGAAATTGAAGAAAGATTAAATAGAACCTTTAAGCGTAATTGCCAAGCAGATGATGATGATGAGACTCCTTTGGCAAGAGAAGTCCACGCATTGGAAGATGCAGTTAGAGAAATACTTAATTTTCTGGATGAGGTTATAAAGTAAAATATTCTGATAAAGAAGGTTGAAGGATGAGGTGTATAAATCTAATATCTAAACCGAAAAAGAAAGATTCTATAAGAAGAACTATTATTCAAATATCTGCTATCAGAAAATGGATAAGATTTCACGATAAAAATATCATAAAATATCAACAACAAGAGATTGATTGCTTAAAGACGATATTAAATCTCCATGGGATTAGTATTTAGAAGGAGGTTGGGGGATGAGTGAAGAGATACAGGAAATAAGAAATTGGTTAATTATTGCAAGAAAATTAGAAAGTCATATTGAATATGAAAAGGCTCTTAATTTTATTGAAACTCTCCTCTCTCATATCTCCACCCTTGAGGAAAGGGTGGAGAAGTTGGACTTAGTCTTGCAATCCCTTACTCCTGGTGGGTCTGAGTTTGTCAATGATCCCAAAAGATGTATTGAATATGTTAAGGATATAAGAGAAGACCAATTCAGACTTATTAAAAAGTTTGCTACAGAACGTAATTATTTTGAATCCCGCCTCAAGAGATTGCAGGAGGCGGTGGATGAGCATAAATCCACCCCACCAAATATTAGATTGACAATGAAACATGATGTTAAACTCTACAAAGTTCGAGATGAGGTTTAAGAATGGATGAGAAGATAAGGGAGATTGAATCTGATATTCTTCCACAAAATTATCTTAACCCATTTAAGGCAATAAAACATATCAAATATCTTCTTTCCTGTCTCAAAGAAACAGAACAAGAGAGAGAGTGTCTTTCTAAGGATTTGATTGAAGAAAGGATGAAAATAGTGGAGTTGCGCGATGCGATAGGTAAACACGAAGATTTTAAACGGGCTCGTCTATTGGTTGTTCCATTGGAAGACGAAGAATTATATCAAACAAGCAAGGAAGTATAAATGAAAAGATTGGTTGTTCTTTCTTTGATAATTATGCTTTTGGTTTTAAGTTGTCAAATTAAGATCAATCGAGACATTGAGTGGAAAGTAACTTGTGGCAATTGCGGATTTTATTTCGGACTGGATTGTCATTGTGGGATAGAAGACATCAAATTTTGTCCCCATTGTGGAAAAGTGTTAGGTTACTACAAAATAGAAAAGGTCAAATAGAAAGGAGGTCTAAATGAAAAAGTTTGTTGTAGTATTGGCAATTGTGTTGATGGCAGGGGTGGCCTGGGCTGGAGAGAAGGAGGAATTGAACTGGGAGTATCGAGCTCTTGTGGCAGAGTTTAGTGTGGCTCAACAGATGCTTCCACAATTCCGGGCATTGCAGGACTTCGGACAGAAGTTAGATGCCAAGGGGTTTACGATTGAGAAGGGTCAGGTAGTCGAGAAACCTAAACCAGCACCAAAGAAAGAGGAGCCGAAGAAGTAGAAAGGAGGGATGCCATCGTGAAGGTGATCCATTTGGGAATTATATTCCTTTTATGCCTATGCCTTATATCCATCGGTAGTCTTGGGCTGAAAGGAGGTGGTGCTGCGTGAAAAATCTTTCCATTGGAAAAGCTGGAGAGTTTAGGGTAGCTTCTGAACTGCTTTTAAAAGGTTATGATGTTTTTATGCCAGCAACCGATGGAGGTATTGATTTGATTATTAATCAGGGTATTAAGATTCAAGTTAAAGCATCTCATAAATCAAAATTACATAAAAGCTATATGTTTAGCTTCAAAAGTTGGAGAAGAAAAGAGAATAAGTATATTCCTCATCCATTAACGGATATTGATTTTGTGATTTGTTGGGCCATTGAAGATGATTATTTCTTAATTGTTCCAGCAAAAGAATTAGAAGGAAAATATTCCATAAGATTTTTTGATGCAGAAACAAATAATATACGTCGAAGTCAGTACAAAAAATTCAAAGATAATTGGGATATTTTAAACGATTCAAAATCCAAATAAGGAGGTCACTATGAGAAAGTTCAAATTTGCAGTATTGGCTATGGTATTGTTGCTGGTGGTGGCATGTGCGGGGATTCAAGAGAAATGGACAGCCCTGACTCCGGATGAGAAGGGAAGAGTTGTTCTGAATGATCTTCAGACCCAACTCAATACCCTTTTTGACACCGGAAAGGCATTTATTATCGCAAACCCAAAACATCAGGAGACATGGAAAGGACAGATTGTTCCGGCCTTCGATATGGCAAACAAGGCGCTGAGGGTGTCGATTGAACTATCTAAGACCAAACCGATCACCCCCGAGCAAGTTTATGCCCAAATTCAGCCATTGATTAACTCCGTCATAACCCTATTGGTATCCATCGGAGCAGTTAAACCTATTCAATCTGCAATGGATGTCAGTATGGTCCTTCTCCTAATCAATGGACTTCTGGCATTGGCATTCAACTTCTGGGCTACAGCAAGGAAGGTCTTTGGGACCGAGGCATTACCATCCTGGGAAGAGATTACGGACAAGAATAAACTCTTACAAGACAAAATTGATGCTGAGAAGGGAGAAACACCCATAACACCAGCCTAAAATCGCTGGGATGGCCTTAAAACAAGAGAAAGGGCGACCTTGATAGATAGGTCGCCCTTTTTTATGTCCCTCTTTTCTTATTTCGGAGGTTGTACGGGCCCCCCATTTGCCGCCGGAGGTTGATCTCCCGTTCTCTGACCCATTCTTTGACCGACTGCAACGCCAAACAAGCCACTTACGATTGCAAGGATGATCGTATCGGCCTTCTCTGGAATCTTAAAGATACAGATAATGGCGATTGCACCAACGACGCAGATTACCCATAACTTGTCATTTTTTAGAATGTCTAACATCTTACTTTCCTCCTTTCTTTTTTTTCTTGCCCCCAACTACGAAAGAGATTTCTTTCCCACAATGGGGACAGAGTTTAATTAATGAGACTATATAACCAGCCTTTCGGTACTTCCCTAACAGATCCAACTCTTTTTTTTCTGTGATCATATTACCTCTCTTTCATCCCGCAAAATGTGGATAATCCTTATTCCCGTTAGAGAAAATAACCAATGGTTTTCCCCCCATCTTCACCCATTCATTATGCCAATAATCCCACGTTTTTAATGGCGGTATGAGTTCTGTTGTGATCCCATCCTTATCAATGTCCCCAACATCTTGAAAGAAAATATCCAATGCTTTACCTACCTGATGATCGCTTATTTTGATAGTCCCATCACATTGGGAAAGTCCGGCATCAAAGTATCGTTTCTGCTCCTGAACCGATCTCTTCCATCCATCCCCGATCGGTGCTTCATCCGCAACTACCATCCTGCAAAGAAGCACTGCAATTTTGTGGGTGAACTCTGGTCTATTCATTCTTCAGTATCCATTGTTTCAAATCTTCAAGTAGCACCTTTATTGGAATATCCAATCTCATCCCCTGATGAGCCATTTCCTCTCTAATAAGATTCTCCCTACGGTTATAGAGGGCAGCTATTCTAAAGCAGAGATCACACAATTTCTCTTGTGATGCCGTTAGGAATTCCTTTTCCTCAAGGTCTGCCATTTGCCTTCCTTATCTCCTTCAAGACTACGTTCTCGATTTTCAAGTCAAAATATTCCTTTATGTCTTTTAGCTCATCCTTGATTGTATTCTTTATGCTTTCTTGTATTACCACTGTCTTTTTGTTGCAAATATCAGCATGCTCATTTTTCGTAAGAACACCGCTGTAGACTAAACCCAAAAGTCCCATAATCACACCTCCAACAATTATCATCCATAACCATTCAGGCATTTATCCCTCTCAGTCTGGAATTCCAGATATAGTTCCTATGATTTTCCCATCTGTGATTAGTTTATTTAAGATAACTTTCTGCATCGAGTTCGTAGAGAAATTCATCTTATTCATCTGAATTATCAGGGCTAGGGCAGTGGGTCCATTGTAGGTTACTGTTATGTCCTTATTCGCCACGCTGTTGTAAAGGACAATCCTGATCTCTTGGCCCCTTAGATCAAGATTTAACTCCACCACCTTATAAGAGGAGATGATAACTGGAGCTGTCAGATCGATCTGTTCACCTGCATAGGTATCGGCGATGCCCGCCCCCACCATCAAAGCCACTAACAAGATTAAGGTTGTTTTTTTCATCTTATTTCTCCTGTATGGTTATATTGGCAGGGGCGGAAACAGCAGGTCGAGTAAAGGAAAAAGGATCAGGTGTGCTATAGGCACCATACCAGACACCCCTTTTCCCTCTCAACCTGACTGTATGCCCCCCCTACCGTGACATCTTTTAGATCATAATAAAGTCTGAGTTTGGTATCCGCCATCACCTGTGGGTCGATCAAAGTTGCCATTCCTCCATCAATGGCAATCTCAATTTTATCCCATGAACCTGTGGCAACAGGATCGCAGACAAGGAAAGGATCTGCCCAAACTAAGGTTGGGAAAAGAAGCAAGAAAAAGATTAGAATTTTCACTTTACCGTACCTCCTATAATTGTGACTCCTTGAAGTGATGGGATTGTTACCCCATACTCATACGCCCCCAAATCTGGTGCTTCTCCACTATAAGGCAACCCAACATCCACGCCCTGATCTATCACAGGTGAGTTTGATTGAAGATGAAAATCGGGAGTTACCACACTTACAAATTTTGGGTCTGAACCATAATTCCTTAAATCTGCCGAATCACTTACATTGGCATAGGCTAAATTATTGTAGTTGCTGATTGATCCATCATGATACATAGTGTTCGTACAACCATAGACAGTATTATTCCAACAACTCTTATTTGTCGTGTAAGTCATCCATATAGCATAGGTTGAGAGTCCAGCATTTACCACATTCCAGACCCGATTATTTCTAACAATAACATGGTCACTACCCGCTGATACCTGTTGGGCAACCTTTACCCCATAGGAGGAAATACCAGCTTCTTTTAGCGACATATTATAGATATCATTGTCATATATATTCGTATAGGTAACATCACATGCGTAAATACCTGTACTACAATCGTAGATGTCATTACTATAAATTTCCAGATAATTATTGGTATTGGAGTTTTCTATATCTAAGGTATCAATTCCGTTATGAGTAATATTGTAAATGGTGTTTTCATAGATGTAGCAATAGGTGACTCCATCCGACACCTTGATACCATTGTGACCAGAATCATAAACCACATTCCTTCTTATGATAATATCGTGGAATGGAGTTACGGCCGTGTTTTTTATATGAATTACATGATTACCCGCTAAAGCACCATGAATGATGCAATCCTGAATAATCATGTCATGTTGGGTAACTCTATTATATCCATGTGGGATGTTTATTACGGAATTCCCAGCATGACCACCATAAACCTCTAAGTTCTCAATTATGAAGTGTGATTGATCATCAGCCTGTACCACTCCTCCGTCATCAGCAGCATTTCCGTCTATTTTGGGTTTGTTTCCTGTCCCATAAGCACCAACCGTTACCCTGTTAGACTCATCGGTGCCAGAAACGGTTATTAATAATGCGGTGGCTTCTCCTCCTCCCAGTTCCCAAGTATCTCCTCGATTAAAAAGAATCGAATGCGTCCCATCAGCAAGAGCAGCCATTGATGAATTGGCTTTAGTAATGGTTTTCCAAGGATTCCCTTGTGAGCCATCACCTGTTGAATCGTTACCAGATTGGGCAAAGTAATAGGAGGTAGCCCAAGAATTAAGAGGAACCAAAATAAGAAAGAGCAAAAGAATTGATAACTTTTTCATTAATTAATCCCCATTATCCCATAGGTATAAATTTCCTGTACTTCCGTAGCATTCAATGTTCTATCAAAAACAATTGGTTGATAGATCTGTCCATCAAACCAAATCGTATCCCCATCCCCACATATTCTAAAGGGTGTTGCCCCATCTGCAAGCAGGTTGTCAACATCATCCAGGTTAAAAGCAGTCCCATTAATCTGATTTCCAAAAACTGTCGAACTCAACCATACAGTTACCACGGAAGTGGCTGCACCATCTATGCTTAGAACCAGATGATACCAGACACCGGCATCTATTTTCCCTGTAGGTTCTATTGGTTCGTTATGACTAGTCCATCCCGTATCATACTGTTTGAAATAAAGTGCATCATAAACTGCACCAGTTCTCCAGGTTAAATTGGTATACCATCCATTATTGGCTTTACTAACCATCTCTGCGTCTGTTGCAACGGCATCTGGT